CTATCGCAGTGGCTTCACCCGCTCAGGCCTGCGGCGGTAGATCCGCTCGGTCGTTTTGCTGTCGGCGTGTGAAAGAAGCTGCTTGGCGCGCTCGAGAGATTCCGCGTCGCTGGCACATTTTGCCCGCAGGTCATGCTCAGTGAAATGCTCCTTTGCTTCGGTCTCCGTCCTGACGCGGCGCATGAAGTTCCGCCACATCGTATCCCATCCTCCTGCCCGCCCCGACTCCTCATTGAAGTAGCACGACCCCTGGCGATTGCAGAATAGAAATGGCGAGAACTGGACTGGCCGCGCGTTTTTCGCCATCTGAACAGCTTCTTTTAGCTCGTCTGACCACTCGTATATAAGGCGCTTACCGGTCGTGTTTTCAGTCTTACCTGGCTGCACATGAATGCCGTCTTCCTGAAGGCTGGACATGGTGAGCCGAAGCAAGTCGCCGCGGCGCATTCCAGTCAGCAACTTGATGCGGATGTAAGACTGGACTGCCAACACACTGCCTTTCTTTCGTCGGGCTTCGATTGACAGGCATTCGACAATCTCCCAATCCTCGACGTAGCGCGTGCGTGGCTTTTCGCCTTCCAACCGGATTTCGCCTTTGAAAGGATGCTTGTCGAGGTAGCCCCACTGCACCGCTTTTGTGAAGGCATGAGACAGGACTTCGATTTCCCGTTTTGCGGCCACTTTCGCGGATCGCTTATCGATGTACTGGTAGATGTGCTTCGGTTTGATACTTAGCAGAGTCATCTTGCCTAAAATGGCGCTCAGCTTCTTGATTGCTACGGCGTTGTGCGCCTGCGTTGTGACTTCCTTTTTGGGCACAACCTCCATCGCATACCGGTCAAGCAACTGCTGTATCGTCTTGGCGTTGTCGATCGCCCCTACCCGGTCCGCCCATACCTGATACGCTTCTGGCAACGTTGTCCCGAGCCTGAACAGCTGTTTGCCGCCCCACGATTCTTCGAGGCCCGGCGGCACCGCATAGTAATAGACGCCGTTGATGTTCCGCCAGCGCTTCGGCAGGCCTTTGTTTTCTTTGCTTCGTGGCCTTGGCATGATTGCTCCTATGCTGCGGCGCTCCAGTCAGGCTCCGCCTCGACGGGCTTCCGTCGCTTCGTTTCCTTGTCGACCATCACGTGATTGAAGTGAGCGCGGGCGACGATGATCCTGCCGTCCGGACGAACCTTGTGATGGATCCCCAAGCTGTTCAACACCGCTGATTGTGAACCCCATCGGTGCTTTCCGGTGAGGTCGACGATTTCGTCCTCGCTCAATATCAGATCGCTCATCTTTCCTCCCCCCGAAACCAGTCCCGTCGTGTGGTTTCAATCACCCGCTGTGCTTCTTTCATCATGTCGCCTGCTTCTCCGCCAAATCAGCCAGCGCGAACACGATGCCTCGGCAATACGGCGGTTCACCGTCCTCCAGCACTTCGAACGTCTCGTGAGGAATTTCCGTCTTGTACGTCCACGAGTATTCGCCTTCCTTACACCACAGAGCTTCAATAGTCTTGGCGTGCGGCTCGCGGGCGAAGTAGTCTTTCAGATCGTCGTCATCGTCGATGCTCTCGCGGTCTGGCAGCAGACCCTTGGCGTCGACGTACGCCGTGCCGCCGTCATAGCACCCCACCTCGTCATAGATCGCGCCTTCGAATTCCATCAGGTCATCGCTTGCGCCGTAGACAATCACAAGCCCTGCTGCCTTGGCGGCATCGGTGAGCGTTTTCGGGATGCGTACGGGGTATTGGATGCCGTTCAGTTGTGCGGCCAGTTCTTTTGCATTCATCGTTGCTCCTCGGTTGTTTGCTCAGCCTCAGCAATCATCGCCCTAGCCTCGTCGACCATGGATCCGAAGTGCCGCACCGTCTCCCGAGCTGCGATCAGGTCGCACTCGCGGCACTGGCAGGACCACGTGATTCCATGGCTGCATGTTTCGCCTAGCATTGCTTTGACCTCTCGTAGTTCACCCATGCCTGTATTGCCTCGTTAGCGTCGTCCGGTGCATGGCCTCGTTGAATCAACAGGCGCTTCAGCGTTGAAACGCAGCGAACCTGCTCGTATCTGGCGATGTTCACTGCGGCTCGCAGAGCTTGATAGACCGCATCAGTCATTTCCTCGGCTCCCTGACCACATTAATCCCCGCCGCAGACAGTCCCACTGACACCTTGTCCCGCCGATCATCGGCGACCATCTGGGCAAACTTGCTACAAAGGTCATGCACCTGGTGGCTAGTCGGCTGCTTTGCCAGCGAGAACGAGCGGTGCGATTCTTCGAATGCTCGGCGGCTGTTGAGGTGGTTCACTTGATCGGCCCTCACGTTTTCCCGTTCCATCCAGGCCGCCGCTCCAACTCGGCGATGTGTTCTGCGGCGCGACGAAGCTTTGCCATACAGAACCGGACCTCTCGAGCGAGTTTGTCCCATTCGCTCATATGAACGTAGCGGCCATTGGCATCATCCAGCGTCATGCATCCATCGCCGGATGGGCGCCACAAGTGTGGACGTTTAAGTTTCGTTTTGTGGTTCATTCGCTCGTTCCAAACATGTCAATGGTCTTGGTGTCGCGCTCGGGTTCCGGCTCGATCGGCTTTGGCGGTGCATCTGGAAGCGGCATCCAATGCGATGGACCGTTGCTATCGCCTTCGGGATATACGTATATGAAGCTGTCGCGCCAGCCCACCGGAGCATCACAACTACCGTTCAAATGCTGCCAGTGGAAAAAATCGACGCGGTCTTTATGCCATGCTAGAAAGCGTGTGCCGTCCTTCGGCGCGGTGCTGATTGGTTGCCATTCAGACATCTGTAAATTTCCTGTCATTCGTTGCACTGCTTCGGTCATGCTAGGATTCGTGCAAATACCCGGGGCAAAAATGTCGGATTTCATCCACGAACACAAAGTTGAGACGTACAAATCGCTCATCACGATTTCCTTGGAAGCATTCAAATATCTCGCCTTGCTGAACGGGGGTGCCGCAGCAGGCATGCTCACCGGAATGGACCGCGTAGTAAGCCTGATTGGCAAGTCAGCCTTTCGAGAGGCTATGGTTTTATTCGTTGTGGGACTTGCATGCAGCGGGTTAGCAATCATTCTCGCTTGGTGCACGCAGTCTCGGCTACGCGAGGGAGCGGCGCGGCGTAGACCTTCCTTAGTTCCTGCTCGAACTGGCAAAGATATTTGAACTCATCGCGATGAAACGACAGCTTGCAGTCAGTCGCCTGCTTGGCCTTGTTGATCCAAGAGCCGTACTCTGAAGTACCGGGGACCGGCTCTTGCGCTCCGCCAGCAGCTATCGCGGCGTCTTCGAGCGCAGCGCCAAGGCGAACGCACATTTCCTCGTTGAGCATTAAAAATTTGCCCTTGTGATTCACCACTACTTCGGCCTCGTTGGCGATGCAGCGCCACTGCCAGAGTGGGTCACGCTCCAGATCAGGACGCGGAATCAGTCCGTCATCGCTCGGCGCGGCGTCTGCCTGCTGGGCGGGAGTGGCTTCAGCGCGCTCCAAGCGCTCGATCAGAGCGAGCACGGTGGCGGGCTTTGCCGCACGGAAGTACGCCTCGGCCAAGGCATGCGCGTTGCCGATGCCGTAGAACTGAACACCCAGCGCCTCGCCGTCGTAATTGCAGAAGTCGGTGTTTAGTTCGACATACCCTTCGCCGCCGCAGGCGGGGCATAAGATTTGACTTCCGTCTTCGTAACGATCGATGCGTTGCGCTCCATCGATGTCCTGCGGCGTCGCGGCCAGTGCGGCAGCTTTCAGTGCTTCGATCTGCTCATCGCTCAGACTCGCTGCGCCTGTATTCATAGTGGTGTTTGTCATGATGGGCGTCCTAGATTCGCCGGCCGCGCGTGCCGCGTTCTTCGTTGATCGCCATCTTTCGCAAAATGGCCGCTTCCAGGTCGATTCCCTGCCACTTCGCCAGATCGAAAGTGCGCAGCAGAATGTCTGCTAATTCTTCGCCGAATGCGTCGGTGGGCTCTTCGCCGCGGCATTCGTTGACTGCTTCGCCGACTTCGGATGCGATCAGAGCAAGCGCTTCGAGCACGGTCTTGTTGTGCCAGCCCATGCGCTCTACCCAGTCGTATTGGCGGTCGCAAAGTTCATTGATGGTGGTCATAATTGGTCTCGGTTAGGGTTTGACGCTGCCGGTTTTCACCCAGCGCGCAATGCCAAGCTCGCATGCGGTTGTGAGCGCAACGCCGTTCGCCTTTCCTGCATGCGTCCGGGGATTGCCGCAGCCGCACCAACAGGTTTTGCGGCGTCCAGGGCGCTTCGGTAGAGGCTCGCTGTATCGAACATGGTCAGCAGACGATCCCCATTCTCCCCATCCTTCTGTACCCCCGCGCATGGCTGCGGATAGTGCTTGGCGGCTGAGTTTGTTCAGGTCGGTCATGTCTATGCCGGTAACGTAGTGGGTCAGGCGAACTCAAGCCCTTGTTGGGCTCGCTCGCGTGAAAGTGCTAGGGAGCAGCTCGGGCTAAGCCACAGAGTTTCCGTTCGTGCTCGAGCTCCGTCGGCAAGAGCGGCGCGGTCGATAAATGGCCAGTCCGCATAGAGTTCGTTATAGAGATCACTGTGATAGCCAGACAGAACCACCATTCCTTTGACACGGTGGAGCAGCTCTGCGAGGTCACGGTGCTGTCCATCAGTCATTTCATGCCGGTAGTCGCTGCCTTTATCTCTCGTCGCCATGACATAAGGTGGATCGAGATAAAACAGCGTGTCAGGGCTGTCCTGTTCTTCAATCAAGCCTAATGCGTCACGGTTCTCGATCACGACCCCTTGCAGCCTCTCGACGATCTCCACGAGCGCGGGCGGGTAATTGCGCCAGTCGTTGCAGGGTGAAGTACCGGACAGCCGAGAGTGACGGCGAAACCCCGTAGGCCGGTTATGCGAGTTGCTGCCGTGCCCCATGAAAGAACGAATTACAGTGCGTCGAGCCTGCTCGACAGGATCCGTGGCAACGTCGTATGAAGTCGCGAACTCATCCCGCGAATACGGCGTGAGTTCCAGAGCGGCAACGAGTTCAGCCCCGCGCTCCCGAACGACCCGAAATAGATTGACAATCTCTCCGTCCAAGTCGTTGTACACGTCTTGATAACTACGATCCTTCTTGAGTAGGACCGATCCGGCGCCTCCGAAAGGCTCCACGTAAATCCGGTGACGCGGGAAATGCTCGATGACCCATTCTGCAAGCAGGAACTTGCCGCCGTGGTACCTAAGCATTGGACGTGACACGCTCATATCGCCTCAATAGAAGGGTTTCAGGTTTATTCGAAAAAGAGCGGCCGGGGATGCGCCGCTGTCAACAACGCCCCACGGGCCGGGGACCGTTAGGCTCGTGGTTCTTTGATGGGTGCCGCTGCGTGGCTTACCGGGAGAACGCCGTAGCCAATCCGTGCGCGCTGCGGCGGTAGAATCAGGCGGCTTGCTGTCGAAGCACGGCCTCGTTCTCGGCGACCAGTGCGGCGAATTGCATCAAATCGACTTCGAGTTGTTCGATGAAGGCTTCGTCGCGCTCGATGCGCTGGTAGAAGAGTTGCTTGCCGACGCATTCCAGATCGGGGGCGTACATGACAAAATCTGCCCATTTCCGCCCGCTGATCCAGAGACCGCCCTGGATCTGGTGGATATAGTCGGAGAAGTCTCGATCGCGCCACATGGAGATGATCTTTTCGGCGCTCGCGAGGCTCTTGATTTCGATAATGCCGTCCTCGCCCACATAGCCGTCCGACGAATATCCGAACATTCGGTCATCGGTCAGGATGATTCCCGACTCCGTAGCCAGGTTTCCGGTCAGCGATTCGTACTCAAGGCGCGCCATCGGCTCACGCTCAGTCCCCTGCTTCATTTGCCACGTCACGAACTGCTCGTCGTTCGGTTTGCCGGTGACACGCTCCATGGCCACCTGTGAGGCGTACAAAATTGCCTTCGCAGACGGCTTGCCACTCTTGAGCTTGTCGCATGCGTCTTTGAACTTCGACGCGGTTATGACGCCGCACCGGGCCGCCTTCCATTCGTCCGTGCCCTGCGTCACTTCGATTCGGATAGTCATGCTGCTTGCTCCTTCGCCATCTGGCGCTGAAAGTCTGCTTGCAGATCGGCATCGTCCGACCCAGGCTCGCGGCTCACTTCCTTGGCCCGCACGTCGATCGTGTTGGCGTCCGCAGGCTTCTGCTTGAGCTCGGTGCCGCGCACCGACACCGTTTCCTTGAACGTGTTGTAAGCGCGCATGTCCTTGGTCGGCTTTATGACGGCAAGGCCGTCCGTCCACACCTTGCTGAGGGCGTCGGCGTTGGGAGCGGTTTTCGCCTTCGCACACCATGCCGACAACACGTCCTCGGGACACCCCGCGGCGGCGGCATTCTGCTGGCGAATCGACTCAAGCCCTTCCTCGCCGTCCGTGTTGAGAAAGTGAATCGCCTTGTCGAGCCTGTCAGTCTTCGGCCAAGTCTTGTATGCGCGCTTGATGACGGTTTTCTTCGCCATCTCGCCCGGATCGGTGACCCACGGGCAAGACTTTTTCTTCTCCAGATACGCTTTCCATGCACTGGAGCGGTTGCGGATGTCGTTGACCTCATCAATGGTCATGGTCGACGTCAGGTAGTCGCCGCTGTGCGTCTTCGCAACGACATAGACGCCCACAACCTCACCTCGGTCCTTCGCGAACGGATTGCGCTCATGTGCCGGCGGTTTGTCGAAACCGTTCAGGCGGAAGTCGTCCGCGCTGTAGACCAGTTCGGCTTGCCCCCACATGATCGAGCCAGAAGCGATCGCCAGATCGAGCAATCCCATATAGCTGATGTCTAGACAGATCTTCTTGTCGCGCGGCACCAAATACGCCAGCTTCTTTGCCGGGTTCAGACTGATGCCGATCGCCGAAATGTTCGTGACCGCATCGATGACAGACTGGCGATTGTTCATCGCCACCGTCAACGCGTAGTCGTTGTTGGACAGGATTTGGATTGCGAACCCGGCCTCGCGCTCGAAGTTAATCGAGCGGTCTACGGTGACGGCCTCGAAGCTGTTCCGGACGCCGTAGATCTCGTTTGTGATCACCTGAAGCGCGTTGCTCATGCGGCCTTCTCCATCTGTGCCCACATGTGACGGCCAAGCCACGCACGCGTCACGTCAGGACTTACTTCGTAGTGGTCGGCCAACACCGCAACCATCTCGTCGGCATCTGGCCCGTTCTTTTCAAACTCAACGCGTTGGCGCCGTTGACGTTCTGCCTCCGCGGCTTCGGCGGCAATACGTTGCGCTTCCTGTTCCGCAAATATCCGATCAGCCTCTTCTTGGGCAATTCGCGCAGATTCCGCCTCGGCCGCTTCACGTTTGGCGCGTTCCTCGGCCTCAATCGCCGCCTGACGCTCGCGTTCGATTCGCTCCTGCTCTGCCCTTGCCGCGGCAATCTCCGCCTGCTGACGATCGATCTCGGCCTGTTGCGCCGCCATGCGTGCTTCGTGCTCGGCTTGCTGCTGGCGCATCGCTTCAGCCGCACGCTCCTGTGCTGCCCGCTGCTCGGCCTCGACGCGTTCGCGCTCGGCCTGGTCCTTAGCTTCCTGCTCTGCCCGAGCGGCTGCAGCTTTGCGCTCCTGCTCGGCAAGCTCAGCCCGCTGACGTTCAAGCGCCTCGCGTTCTGCTGCGAGTCGTGCCTGTTCCGCCTCATGGGCTTGCTGGGCAGCTAAGGCGTCCTGCAACTTCGCCAGCGCCGCGATCTTTGCCACCTCTGCCTCGCCAGAAAACTCGGCGAACTCTTCGAGCGTGATCTGGTGGGCAGTCATTGTGTCGATAGCGCCCTGGATCTCTGCCGCAGAGCGTCCGACGCATTCAGCCGGGCAAGTTTTTATCTCGTCGATGAGATTGCGGATGCCGTCAACTCGCGCTTTCTCCGCCGCAGCCTTGGCCTGTTTCTCACGCTCGCGCTCGGCGTCGAACTCATCCCGGAGAACTTGCAGACGTGCTTCCTCGTCTGTCGTGATGGCCGTCAGGCGCTTGACTTCTTCGATCACGGCTTTCTGGAACGCGTTTGCGTCCTCGCGAGCATCCTTGCCCGCCTTCTCGATGGCGACGCGCGCATTCTTCAGTTCCATGTAGCCAGCGTGGACCTGATCACGTCCTGCGACGTTGGCGATCTTGGTGATGTCGCTGTACTTCTTCGCCAGCGTCATCAGGTGCTTTTCGTGCTCCGCGGCGCCGACTGCGATTGCGGCGCGCTCAGGCACGGTCAGTTGTTTGGACTCGCTCATGCGAACTCCTCTTCTTTGGGTGCGCCCTTGTATTGGGGCTTAGGGGGGTAAGCTGGCGGCTCAATCACATTCGCGAGCAGCAACTTCCAGTTAGCGGCAGTATTTAGAAACGCCGGGCCATCCGGCCCATCGAACTGATCGCGGGGAGTCGTCGTGACCGTCCGTGAATCAATGACTTCGCACGGGACGGCGATGCTGCACCCTGAGTTGTAGTACCCGAGATGCGCGCGAACGGTCTCTTCCGGATACCTCCCCGCATTTGGCGTCCTGAAGCAATAGCCCCTGTCGTTCGGTTTCCAGAGGGTGACGTACCGGTCAGTGCGCCGCGTGTGTTTCAGGCTGATCACGTAGTAGTCGCTCATGCCGCCTCCGCTAATTTGCTGACAGGCCATGTCTTGACGGTCTGCCGGGCCTTTGACCAGCGCGCATGGTCTTGGCCCTGAAAAAACGAGAGACGCGCCCATGTTGGCCAGGTTGGCTGGGGCCAGATACCCGTGTATCCGATGTACATTGATCGCTGCCCCAGCGAGTAAAACCAGCGCTTGCCGGCGAGCGTTTTCATGCCGCACCCGCCCGAAGCGCCACGCAGATCCACCAGACGCAGCCGATAGCCACGCCGCAGCCGATCGCCCACATCCACGACTTCGCCTCGCTGCGGCGCTCGACGCTGAACTCTGCATAGGGGCCGAACCTCGATGATTGCAAGGAGCGAGGGGCCCGATATTGATAATCCTTTATGTCTTTTGAAAACATACTCAACCCCATGCTATGGTTATTTCTTCGCCCGTCAGCGCGCTTTCTGCCGGCCACCCGCGATCCATTCGCTTTTTGATCATGTGGTATTCGTTTGATGTCGTCTCGAGTACCCATGCGGATAACGGTGCGCAAATCCCGAATGCCGTGACAATCCTATTGCGCCGGGTATTGGACGCCTGCTCCTTTGGAGTCGCCCATCTACAATTACCCGGGGCGTATGGACCTTCGTTGCGGATCCGCTCAAGAGTCATCCCTGGCTTTTTCGGCCCCATATCGAACAGAAAGCAAACGAAGGATTGGCGCCAGCCGTCTGCTACGTAGATCCCGCGCGCCCCGTATCTATTGAAACTTTTGTTTTTTGGGTTGTGGCAACGCTGTATCATCGCAAGCCAAACCTGATGCTCTGGAGAGCGCGCCAATCCATGCGACGGCTTCGTCCTTGTTCTTGGCTTTATCAGCCTACGATTCCGGTCTTTTTCCCGGCGGCAATGTGCGCAGATCCACCAACGCTTTTTGAGCTGTGGTTCTGTCGGGGAGTAATCTTGGCCACATAGTCCGCACGCTTTTTTCACGGTGTGCACGGCGTTTCGATACTCTGGTCTCGATGGCTGAATGTCTCTGGAAAACATGGTCAGGCTCCCATCAATCGGTCAAGCACAAGCCCAGCTATAGTCACAATCGACGCTACGGTCGTCCACATGAGGATTTCTGCTCGGGCGTGGCGCTGCTCGGCCTCGCATTTGTCGCGGCCGGCGTCGGAGATCAGCGTTGTGCAGCCGTCGTGCACTTCATAGGTGGCGCTCATGGATCAATCCTTGTTGCAGTCGTGTTCTTCGTTACTGAACTGGTGGGCGTTTGAGAATGTCGGCTCGACATGGCCTTTTTCAAAAGCCTCCTGACGGTCCCAGTATCCGCGCGTGTAATCGCGATGCTGGTGCGTTTTCTGTTCCTGCTTGATCGCCTTGCACGACTTCGAACAGAACAGACCCCAGCCGCGCTTGACGTCAGCGGCGCGCGCCTGAAACGACTTGCAGCAACACTTGCACTTGCGCTCGACCATCTTCGGCGGCGGATATACCTTGACCTCGCTCACGCCATTCCTCCCCACTGCCGATCAGTGCGCGGATAATCGACCCGCTCGAAGTGCTTGTCGGAAGCGATTTCTGCCAACTCCGATTCAGTCAGCGGGCATTCCGCCTCAAAGTAGTCGTCCTGCTTGCGGTCTTGCTGGCGCTCCCATTCGCGGTAAGCCTGGGAGTTGAAGTGTTTACCCATATCAACCCTCCCTCCGTTCTTTCAATAAGGCGTTAGTGGTGCGATTCGATGCGCCGATCTTTTCCCGATGTTCGGCAGATAGCGTCTTGCCGATGTTGGCGGCGGACAACTTGGCGCGATGCTCCGCAGATTTGGTCTTCCCTTTCATGGCAGCTTGGGCCTTGGCGCGGAATTCTGGATCGGCCCATCGCGCTTTCGCGGCAGCAGCCAGCCTCGCTCGACCCTCTTCAGTTCTCTTTGGACTCGGCTTACCTTTCTTCGCCGCCGACATCTTTTTTCTTGCTGAATCGGATGCAACCGACCCGAAGCGGCTTCCTGCTGTTGGGTCTGAGTTGTGCTTCGGATTGAGGGCATCAATGGCTCGCTGCTCATAAAGAAGCAGATCCGTCTTGGCGCAGAATAAAAGTACTTCGAACGAGATTGATTCGAAGCCATGCAAATCGACTTCCATCTGAAGACTTTTTGACCCGTGTTCGCGCCGCTTCAGCTCCCCTTTATGTTGGATATACCGTCGCCAAAGGTTGCCGGTTCCGCCCACATAACAATCGCCGCTCGGGGATCTCATGAGATATACGCCGCTCTTTCCTGCTAGCGCTGCCTTCAGCGATTTCTCCGCTTCTGAAATTCTTCTCATATGTAGTCCTTAGGATCGTTTCGTGTATGACCCTCAGTGGTGACGACTCCCCGCGCAGTCCCGATCCCGGCCGGGTAGCTCCTGTTATCGACGGAGCATCGGCTTGCGTAATCGGCGCTAAGTCGTCACCACTCAGGGCGCCGGGGCTTCCACCCGACTGCCCGCCTGGGAGATGCGGCGGTCTACCCCTCAGTTCCGGCCTTTCGGTCGCGACTTCGGGCGCATTCGATTCTTGCCCGCTTCCCACGGGCTGCGGCGTATAGAAGCTAAGAGCGGCCGTCGCTTAACCTGAATCAGTCGGCAGGCAACAAACGATCGAGAAACCTCGCGTATGCCTCCTCATCCCTCGCCTCAATCTCAGCCAACTGCTCGTCGACCCATGCGAGGGAGATTTCGAGCCATTGTTCGGTTGCTTCGCTCATTGCTGCGTCTCCGGTTGGAGAATTGGTTGTGGCGGTTCGTCGCGTCGCTCATCGGCGCCACGGAAGAACAGCACGAAGACCAGCGTGACAGCCAGATCAGCCGCCCCGATGACCGCGATCCATTGATAAATGTTCATGTTTGATCCGTATCTGAGTCACGAAGGGGCTTTGTGACTTGTATGTGGGTCACTGCAGCGTGACGTGTCGGAAATCAACCGTTCGGCGATATACCCATCGACCGCTCCACCAGGTGTATTCGTCAAAGGCGTTGACGTGCAGGAGGATCATGTTGTGGAGGCGGTTCATGATTTCTCTCTGGCGCGGAGCATGGCGTCGGCGAGTTCGTATGCGCTTTTTGCGACTGATTCGTCGTCGTAGCTGACGTTGGTCGCACCGTCTCCGCTCGCAGCTACCAAGCCTTGCATCGCCTTAGCCGCGAAGTAGTCACGCAGCGAAAGCCCTACAAATGCCATCGGGTGATCGCACTGCTGCGGAAACGCCGGCCCACCGTCTTTGATCTCGCTCATGATTCGCTCCATTGAGCTAAGTTGTACTAAAGGTGAAAGTCAGTTAGCCGCTACCGGCTCATTGAACGGGTAGATGCTAGGGGACTTGAAACAGTGTTCAGGCGTGGCGGCTGTCGGGGCGACGTTCCCGATTCGCGCATGGACTTCACGTCAATCGCCACGCCTCAAAACTGCTGAGGGGCCGGTTTTGCTATCACCACTTCCCCGCTATCCAGCCGGCCAAAGCTCGCGGGTGTAGGCTGTCATCGACTCGCCCATGCGCCGGCAGCCAGGTGCAAGGGGTCATAGTCCGCTCTCACGGGGGTATGCAGTGTTCACGGGAGAGCGCTCGCTATCAGGGAGCTTCCTACTGGTGTCATCTGCCGTAAGAACCGGGGCTAAGATCCCTCGGGCCAGCAGCGCTTACGCCGGATTACTTTGACGGGAGCGGACGCTCTTTCGTGAAAACTGCATCCAGACCGACCGTGCATCTATTGGCCGGTCTGGCTGTCTGTATCGAGTAGCGGTGCAAGTCCCGGCAGCTAAACCTCAGCCTGGCTCGGATGTACCATCTCGACTAACGACGCGACATGCGCCGTGCGGGAATTCCCTTTCGGTACTCGTCCGCAATCCTGTTTTTTAAAGAGCCGTTCCGCTGTCACCGGATCGTCGCGCCGTTGCGCTTTGCTGATGTGCTTCTACTGCTACTGCTTTGGTGGGATGGGGCCGGAGATGATCCCGGCTTGCGGCCCGCCTAGAGTGACGGAATCGAATCGACCGCGCTGCCACTCGCTGCGCATCATCACTGCGCGCTTACCCATCCCATCAAAACAGTTACGTCGATTGCCGCGGTGAGCTGCGGCGGGGTTGACCAAAGTCAGATCTGGATTCGGTTGATGATGTCAAGGGTCATGGCGTTGAGCGCGTCGACACTTTCAGAAATCAGGGAAAGGCGCTCGACCATCGGGGTCGAGTGCGATGGCCGCAAACACTTTTCGCCATCGTCGGCCGGCGTGCTTTCAAGCACGTGATACAGACGTTCGTTCATGCGCTTCATGTTGTCGCGCAATTGTTCAACAGAGCGCTCGACGTTATCGAACCAACGATGCACTTCCGGTTGGCACATGGCGTCGTCGCCGTTGCTTATGCTTCTGACTGCGGCCGCTACACCCTTGCTCATCTCGCTCTCCGGTTGGTGGTTACTGCTGGTATGGAGAGAATCATAGGCAACGCCTAGGCGTGTGTCAAGGCATTGCCTAGATTATTTTTAAAGCGTGCTTCGAGGCTCGGATTGCGTGGCTCGACTAGACTTTGGGAATTACGGGAGGGGCAGCCATGACGCCAGACGATGTAATCACCATCTTCGAACGGCTGAACGCCGAAGGCCGAGCTGACGTGCCGATTGACCTCGCATGCGCCGGCTTCGCGGGCTGGCTTGCGGACAACTGGGGGAAATTCGAGGGAGATGACCTGGCGCCGCTAACGTCGGTCGGGGCTACGTTGTGGCGGGAGGGGTTCGAGCAGAGGCAGAAATGAAAAACCCGGCGCGGGGCCGGGTCGGTGAGCACTCCAAAGATGGGCAGCCAGAGCGACTGCCATCGACTACCCCGTATTTGTGGTTTCTAGCGGTATGGTTTCGTCGGTCAGTCTGGACGCCACGCGGACGGTTTCGCAATCCATCCTACATAGTGCATCTTTTCAATGTCGCCTTCTGCAATCGCCATCGGCGGGTGATTCTCGTTGACTGAGATCAGATGGACCCGCCCTGCGCGGTTGTACAGGAATTCCTTAACCATAACGCGGCCGTCTTTTGCCTTTACCAGGACCTCGTCACCAGGTTGAATCTGATGGTTCGGCTCGACTACGACGAATTCACCGTCCTTAATCCGGGGGCGCATGCTATCCCCTTTGCACTTTAGGGCGTAGGCGTCTTTGTCCTTCGTGGGAACATCGACAAAACCATCCCCATGGCCGACCGGATACTCGATGTCGGCCCAGAATCCGTTGTCGCCTAGCTGTGCCATGCCTACCACCGGTATGCCCCGCCAGCCTGTGACGGGGATTGGTTCATATTCGTCGTTGTAGCGAATCGCTGTGGTTCGGGAGCCCTTACCCAGCATCAACCATACAGAGTTGATGCCGAACGCCTCCTGGAGGGCAACAGCCTGGTCTACACCGATCTGTGTCGTTTTTCCTGACAGCCACCCGGCGACGATTTCCTCGGTCGTGCCAGCCGCTGCCGCTACCTTACTAAGGTTCCCGCCAGCGTCATCAAGAACAGACTTGATCCTATCAGCCAACCCGCCGGCACCCATTGCGGGAACAGCGGCATGAATTGGCTCTTCTTCGCCGGTTATCCACCAGTTCGCAGAGTGTCCGAAAACCTCAACCAGTTTCGGTATGTGTTTCTTGGCGATGCGGCCGAACTTCATCCAGTCATAAACGGACGGATTTTTCACGTCGAAAGCCGCCGCCACCTCGGTCGGGGTCATTCCGCGCGCGTCCATTTCTCGGCGCAATCGATCGCCGATGTGTTCAGGGGTTTTAGGCATTGCCTGTATATACGGGAGAGACAAATTTTCGGCAATGCCTTGACCATTTACTAGGCTTTGCCTAGAATCAGTTTTCATGAACACGACCACTCAACAAGCCGTCCTCATGGCATGCGAAATACTCGGCAGCAAATCCGCGCTGGCACGCGCCGTTGGTGTCAAGCCGCCCACCGTTCAGCAATGGTGCAACGGTGAGCGGCCTGTTCCGCCGAACAAGTGTATCGAAATTGAGCGCGCCACTGGTCGACGCGTCCGGGTAGAGCAACTTGGTCCGGACATCGACTGGGCGTACATCCGCGACTCCGCCCAGTCGATCGCGGATGACGAGAGTATCGCCGCTCGGTCCGCGTCCTCCGATGACGCCCAGAACAATCCGGGCGGCACGGTTCGCAAGACCAAGGAAGCAAGGGCTCGAGCGGTAGTTTAGACGATTCATTGATTTTTCTTAGTTAGGGGGTGGCCTAGGCCGCCCCTTTATTGGGCACCACCGCTGACAGGTTACGCAACAGGTTAGCGATTTGAATTTCAACTATGAACAGCGAAGAACTTCAGATGATGGGCGGCGCAGTCAACGGTTCGGGCTTTCTGCCCACCAGTGAGATTGCGGCGTGCGCCAGTTTTCGTGATGCCGTTCTGCTGGCGTGGAGCAATCGCCGCATCAAGGGCATGACGAAAGCTCGCCTCGCAGAAGTCTGCGAGTTGCTTCCCCAGCATCTTTCGGATTACCTCAGCAGCGATGAAGTCAATCCGAAAGGGCAACGCCGGCGCTCGTTACCGGCAGACAAGATCGCAGCATTCGAGGCGGCTGTCGGCAATCGGGCAATCACTCAATACCTCGTCCGAAAGGTTGACTTGAACCTGATGGAAGAGTGGCAGGCCCAGATGGGCAAGAAGGTGGCATGAAGTATGAGGACGCAAGAGAGATCTGCAGAGCAGCATTCGCAGACGCAGTAGCAAAGGGGGCTGGAGACGTTCAACAAATGGTGGCAATGCAGGCGGGACGCGATCCAAAGCTGACGCAGGCATTGCACATCGTAGCGACGGAAAAACCTGAACCGACTTCGGACGCATAGCAGATGAAGAGACCGGACATGAAGCAAATCGACAACCGCGGCGAAAGCCGTTTTTTTAGCGCCATGTACCGGTCAATTTTTCAGTCTGTAGATACGAAGGTAGCAATACCGACTAACCGGTCCCGCCAGGAGGTGGAATGAAAGCGTTCATTTTGTTTTGCTCGACGGTCTGGATCTGCGTCGTGATTGCGTGGACCGTTGGTGAATTGCTTGGGGTGATTGGATGAACAACGATCGGGTGTGGACGGAGTAATACGTGGCTAGAGCGAGAAACATCAAACCGGGGTTCTTCAAGAACTATGAACTGGCGGACCTCGGGCCCATGGCTCAACTGCTGTTCGCTGGCTTGTGGTGCCTCGCCGATAAAGAAGGACGCCTGGAAGACAAGCCGAGATTGATCAAGGCCGAGATATTCCCGTACTACGACGCAGACGTTAACGGTGAACTCACGAAACTGGCACGGTTAGGTTTTGTGAAGAGGTACTCGGTGAAAGGAATGGCGATCATTTCCATCCACAACTTCAAGAAGCATCAGTCTCCGCATCACACGGAAAAAGCTTCGGAGTTGGCCGGTGAAGACGAAGCGGACCTCGCTGAGCCTTTACCAGTAAGGACTCCAGATGTTCACGGTGAAGTAACGGTGAACTCACAGGAGCAAGACGGTGGAAATCCTCCTGATTCTCTGATTCACCGATTCACTGATTCACTGATTCCTGATTCCGGATTCTCTGATTCACCGATCCCTGAAGAAAGACGTTTGCACCCGGCTCTGCCGGATGCTGCTCCGAAAAAGTCACGTGCTGAAAAGCCGGCCGTACCAACGAGTGAGACTTGGAGAGCATACGCAACCGCCTATCACGGGCGATACGGAGCGGAGCCAGTGCGGAACGCGACGGTGAATGGACAGATGGCGAACTTTGTAAAACGGCTTGGGCAGGAAGAGGCACCTGCAGTAGCGGCTTGGTACCTGTCGCACAACAACCGGTACTACGTGCAGATGTGCCACTCGGTGGCGGCGATGGTAAGGGACGCAGAGAAGCTTAGGACCGAATGGGTTAGACGAAGACAGGTAACGGCCGCTGAAGCAAATCAGGCCGATAAGACCCAAACGAATTTCAACGCATTTGCGCCGCTGATCGAAGCGGCTCGAGAACGGGAAGCAAGGGAGGCCAACAATGCCTAGCAGTCAAGTTTTGGAAGCAGTCGCAGTCACTGCCGAACTGTGCGGCAGGACATTCTCGCCAGCAGCGGCGTCCATGTTCGTTGCGGACCTTGCTGGGTTCTCGGATGGCGCCGTGCTGAAAGCGCTGTCGCGCTGCCGTCGCGAGGTCCGTGGCGTGCTGACCGTTTCCGATGTCGTATCGCGGATCGATGATGGACGTCCTGGGCCCGAAGAAGCGTGGGCGATGTTGCCCCGTGACGAGGACACGACGGTTGTATGGACGGATGAAATGCGCGCAGCGTGGGCTATCGCTCGCCCAATGCTGGAAGCAGACGAAGACATCCCGGCGCGCATGGCGTTCAAGGAGGCCTACGTCAAGGCAGTATCCGAAGCGAGAGAAAACCGCACCGCAGTCCAGTGGCAGGTGTCGCTGGGCCACGACCGCGACGGTCGAGAGCAGGCCCTGAAGCGTGCCGTCGAGCTGGGTCGACTATCTTCCGATCAGGCGCGCAAGCTCATCCCGGTCAAATCCAGCGAAACCTCGATCGGTCACTTTCTGATCACCGGCGACGCAAAACCGTTGCTGGAGGCAACGTCGCCCGAGCAGCGCGGCAATGTTGAGGCGCACTTGAACAAGCTGAAAGAGATCGTCGGCGGGAGGCTGTCGAAATGATCGGCACCTCAAACCTGGCTGCAATCACAGAATTCCTCAAGGCTAGACCCCTTGGCGCGACGACAACGGAAATCGCTTTGCATCTCGACACGAGCGGTGACAGCGTAGTTCAGTCGATGGAGCGCCTCCTTAACCGCAGTCTTGTCGAAAAAATCGAGGGATCGCGCATAAACGCTGTCTGGACGCTGATTGCGAACGAACCTACTCCACCAATCTTCCGGGCCATGGAAACGCTTAAGGCCATGCAGGCAGCAGCGAGGCACGCATGACTCCCACCCAACTAGCAGAAGTACTCGAAGAAATCGCGGGTTGGAGTCTCGAGGAACGCCGGGCTTACATAGCCAACCTCGCGATGACAAATGCCGAGGAAGCGGAACAGGTGAAGGCGGGATTGTTGGCCCTCTGGGAAAACAGGAAACGGTAAGGGGTGACGGGATGAGTGAAAGAGATATGCAAGCTATCAATAGTAGTCCTCAATGGCAAGACAGACGCCAGATCGGTGATGCCGTCCTGTATCTTGGCGACTGCTCCGTGATTTTGCCGACGCTGCCGCGCGTGGATGCGGTGATTACTGATCCGCCGTATGGGATCAGCATCACGAAATCGAATCGCCTTGCCGTCAGCAGGGGAATGGGTGGTGGCGACTGGGACGACGCGGCGCCTGACGCCGATCTGATCGCGCAAGTCGTTTCAAAGGGCGACAAGGCGATTCTCTGGGGAGGCAACTATTTCGGCCTTCCTGCAGCCCGCTGCTTCCTGATCTGGGACAAGCAGAACGAAGGCCGAGACTTTGCCGACATCGAAATGGCTTGGACAAACATCGATGCCGTCGCCCGTATCTTTCGGATGCGTCCTATGAACATGGACGGCGGAAAGCAGCACCCGACCCAAAAGCCGATCAAGTTGATGACGTGGTGCATCGATCAAACGGATGCGTCCCCCGTGATTCTTGACCCGTTTATGGGATCGGGTAGCACTGGTGTTGCAGCAACGCAGATGGGCCGCAAATTCATCGGCATCGAGCGCGAGCCCAAATATTTCGAAATCGCCTGCCGCCGCATAGAAGACGCCCAGCGCCAAGAATCGCTATTCGAGCCAGAAGCGCCGAAGGCGGAACAGACGGCACTTTTCGGATCGGAGGTGGCGTGATGCCCACAAGCAAACACAGAGGTCGCCGTGATCGCAACAAAGACCCGCGTCACCTGTTCTCGGGCATCAACCGCCTGATGGCTGCGAAGGTTTCGAAACAGGAGGTGGTCGAAGGCGACGTCGACGAAATGGAATTGCCTGTTCTTGCCGCCATCGAGTGCATCGCCAAGGGCCATGGAACTGTGTCGCACTGGAACGAGATAGCGCACGCAATCAATCAGTCGTGGGTGTTGTGCACCGAGGGCGGCGTTGGCGAAGAGGCTAAGCCCTATCTACTGGTCGCGCAGGACGCGATGAAACGCATGGCAAAGCGGTACCACGATACCGGTCGCCTTGGATTCGATGCGCTCGGACTAGAGGCAGTGCGTCGAGTCGTTGAAATCTGGTCGACGCAACTGACGATGTGCACGCTGGGCGAGGTGCATGCGGCCGGCGAGGTAGCGGATAGGCACTTTTGGAAAACGCCGGAGGCAGCGTGAAAAACGATTGGCTAACGACAGAGATCGCACTATTGCGTGAGCGCTATGCAACCGCTCCATCATGCGCCGAGCTCATGGCGCTCTTTCCGCGACACACGCCGGCGTCGGTGCGCCGAACGGCTCGCCTTGAGGGGTTGTCGCGCCCGCTATCAGGTGTCGTCAAGTTGAGGCCCGGCCTGGATCGCGTACTCAACCTTCTAGAGCGCGAAGGCCCGATGACCTCGCGTGAGATCGGCGAGCGTTTAGGAATCCAGTATCGGGCAGTGGAAAACATCCGGCAAACATACCGCACGGAGTTTCGCATTGCTGGATGGGAGCCGCCTCCCAATGGCGGCAAGTGGGCGCCCAAGTTGGCACCGGCAAACGGGCTTCCGGATGCCCCGAAGCCGTTTGCACGAAAGAAAGCAAAGATCGGCCGAAAGATGGCTAATCCGTTTGCTATCGCCGCCGGCGTAGCACCCGTCCCGACCGCGCCAAAGGGCCGTGTCTACATACACCTGACCGATTCACCCGAAGAAGAAATGGAGGCCGCATGAACTGCAAACCTGGTGATCTTGCCTATCTCTCTTCCGACTGCGTGGATGAAGGCGTGATTGTCGAAGTGCTGCGCGCAGGACTGATCGTCGGAGTAGATAGCCCGACATGGCATTGCAAAAGCCGAACGCCCATCTATTGCACGATGCAGCGGTCTGGCAAGGAAGTATGGACGACGGAAATTTGCGTTGAAGATCGGTATCTGCGCCCAATCAGTGGCATCCCGATCAACGACGAAGTAACCGACGACATCACGGAGCCGGCATGAGAACCGATCTGAAAGAACCGACCCAACTAGTCGCCGGCATGAGCCACAAGGAAATGCTCGAGATTATGGCCGCGAACAACATTTTCTGCGGGCATGACCGCTTTGCCCGGATTCTGATGGACGCACAGCGCCGCGCTCTGGCGGCACAGAACGAAGTGAACAAGGAGAAATCAGCGTGACCATGCTCAAAGAAGTGAAGAGGCTTTACCTGTCGGGGAAGATGTCTGGCCTAAGCGATCTCGGTTTTGGCCTGTTCAATCGCACTGCTGCTCAACTTCGCGCCATCGGTTACGAGGTTGTTAACCCTGCAGAAATAAACAGTGACCCCGCCGCTGACTGGCTCGAATGTATCAAAGTCGATCTTGACTATCTCGCGACGTGCGACGGCATCGCCCTGCTCCCGAACTGGAGCGATTCGTTTGGCGCAAAGATCGAGCACCTTGCGGCACAGAAACTCGGGCTGGCTGTGCTGAACGTCGAAGACCTTGTGACGCTGGAGGCTGCATGACCTACACATCCACAACCGCGTCCGAGTTGGTCGTCCGCGTTCGCCAGCTCGCGCAGCAGATCGAAGAGGCTTCGGCAAAGGGCTTCAAGGACGGTGCGGTAATCCGTTTGATCTACGAACTCGGCCACAAGGTCGAGGAACTGGAAAACGAGGCTACGCGCGAATACATGGACAAGAAGGAGGCCGCGTGAGAGAGCATTGGCAAAAGGACGGTATCGGTGACGTGCATTCGAACGCTCGCGGCTCCGGCGCTCGCTACAACACCGGCAAGGTGGCAATAGAGCTCATCCCACTGCGCCTGATCGCAGAACAATTCGAACTCGTCACGGCTGAAGACGATCCCGCTAACGCGATGATCGGCGCTCTATGGAATCTGGCACTGTTCCAGGAGGGTGGCGACGCGGCATATCTTCGCAAGGCGGTTGAACTGGTCGGCGCTGCATGGAACGAATGTGCCGCCGTCTTCGACTACGGACGTCGCAAGTATGCCGAATGGAACTGGGCCAAGGGAATGGCGTGGAGCGTCCCCCTCGCCTGCGCTGCCCGTCACCTGATCTTCGGCATGATGGCCGGCGAGGAACTGGATCCGGAGTCGAAGCTGGCTCACCGCGGACACTTCCTTTGCAACATCGTCATGCTGCTGACGTTCATCCGGACATACCCGGAGGGCGACGATCGGCCGTCGCAGTGGCTGCGCGACGCCGCCATGACCGAGCACGCCGCACGCGAGGAAGACGCACGTTTGAGCAACGCTGAGTATCTGGCTAGTGAGGTGAAGGCGTGAGCGAATTCAAGGATAAGTATTTCGCCAATCTCAAAGAAGTCGCGCTAGGAATGCCCGTTGGACCTTTCCGCAATGGGTACGTCGAAGACTTCATGAAGGCCTTCGTCGAAGCGGCCCATCTGTTCGGCTTGCTGGTGATGTGGGTAATTTGCATGGTCAGCTATCCAATCTCAATCTTCATGATTGCTGGCCTGGCTACCCAGATTGATCGTCGTCGGCAGCGCGCATTTGAAAAGAAGCGTCAGGATTTTCTCAAAAGAATGGGACGGAAATGAGTGATTCGAAGCAAGTTTTCCGCCTCGTCCACGCCACCGCCCGCCAGATGGCATCGCGGGCCTGTATTCAGGCTCCGGATGGTTACGTAGTCGAGATCAAGCCGCGCACTCGCTCGCTGGACCAGAACGCGAAGATGTGGGCGATGCTCGCGGACTTGTCCCGGCAAGTCGAATGGTACGGCCAGCGTCTGACTTCCGACGAGTGGAAGGACGTTCTGACAGCAGCACTGAAAAAGCAGAAGGCCGTTCCTGGGATCGATGGCGGATTCGTTGTCATCGGTGCGCGAACGCGAAACATGACGATCCGCGAGATGAGCGATCTGGTCGAACTTATGTATGCGTTCGGCGCTCAGCAAGATGTGCAGTGGACCGACCCGGCGCCGCAGGGATATGAAGAGCTGGCGCGAGGTGTCGCATGAAACAAAGCCAGTTTCTCTCGCTATGCGTCGTCATCATCGGAGCGCCGCACTGCTCATGGGAAATCATGCGATGGGTAAGTGCAGCTGCTCTGCTGGCGTCTTGGGTTTTGGCGTGGAGGGAAGCTTGATCCGCACTTCCCTGTCCGTAAAGAAGGCGCTGAAGCCACGCCGCTGCCGGTCGTGCGGGAACCATTATGTTCCGATCAGCAGCATGTCCAAAGCGTGCTCGGTGCCCTGCGCCCTTGACCTCGTTCGTCAGGCCAACGCTCGCAAGGAAGCCAGAGCCAAGCGCGAGGAACGTGCAGCGACCCGGGTGGCGAAGGAGAAGCTGAAGAGTCGCGCCGATTACTTGAGGGAGGCGCAGACCGCGGTGAATGCCTACGTTCGACTCCGGGACGCCAATGAACCGTGCATATCGTGCGATCGGCCGGCGACCTGGGGCGGCCAATGGCATGCGAGTCACTACCGCTCTGTTGGATCGAACCCTGGCTGGCGCTTCAACGTTCTGAATATTCACCGCGCCTGCAGTATCTGCAACGCGTGGAAAAGCGGGAATCTCACGGAATATCGGCCAAGGCTTATCGCAAAGATCGGCTTGGAGCGAGTCGAGTTACTGGAGCAGGAAAGCCCGGTCAGGAAATACGACATTGAGTACCTGAAGCGGCTCAAGAAGGTGATGAACAAAAAGGCACGCCGGCTGGAGCGGCGGATTGAACAACGAAAGGAGGCGGCGTAATGGTTAAGCGCTACGGCACAAGCAGCATGGAATGCGAGAACGGCATCTACGTCTTGCACGCGGAGTATGAAAAGGTTCTCGCGGAGTGTGAGAGGTTGCGGGCCGATGCGGCTCGCTTCCGCTGGCTGAACAGCCAACGTGAGAATGTGTGGCATGAGTTCGCGTCGATGCCGATGAATCGGACATGCGAAGTGATTGACCAGGAAATCGCGAAGGAGCAGTCATGATCGACATCGACGAAATCGAGCGCATCGCCAAGGCGGGTGATCCGTGGGGATATGCCGCTACTCCGGCCAATGTCCTCGCCCTTATCGCCGAGGTGCGGGCGCTGCGGGAGCGCAATCGCATCGCTCAGGAGGTTGTCTGGTATGCCGACAGTGTGTGCGGAATGCTTCGACAGGGCGGATGGGCCGGCAAAGCCGAAGCGCTGGAGAATCGCATTAAGGCAGTGATCGTCTTTGACGCCATCATTTCGGCTAAGCACCGGAGTCAGGCATGAACCCAAACAACTGCGCAACCTGCAACCACAAGCAGAACCCGGACGGCGGCCACTGCTACATGTTCCGAGATGAGCCGACCGACGTTTGTATGCAGCACACAGGGCGGTTTCTGTTTGACCGGTTGCAGGACTATCTGCCGATGGAGTTGATTCGGCACCTCGCCAAGGACAAACCATGAAAACAGTCCTACTCTGCGTCGCCTTCTACGGCCTAGGCGTATTCAACTGCGCCGTGTTTGCTGCGGTCTACCTCCTCCACCGTCCGCGGTATGTGGCGCCGACGATGCGGAGGAAGTGGCGGGATGCGCCGGTCGAGGTGGCGAAGGTTCCTGAAGAGCCGATCTATATGTACGGCGTTACCGGAGAGGAGCGATGAAAGTGATTGTCTGTGGTGGGCGTGATTATGCGAATGTGGAAATGCTCAACCTTGTGCTGGATGAACTTCATGCCAAGACCCCTATCAGCGTGCTTATCCAAGGTGGCGCGGCAGGCGCAGACGAACTTGCTTTCCGATGGTTCGCAACGAAGCCAGGCATGCATGGCATCACCCACTATGCGGACTGGAAAAAGCATGGGCGAGCCGCAGGTCCAATTCGAAATGCGCGGATGTTAGAAGAGGCGCCGGACGTGGTCGTAGCATTTCCAGGTGGGCGCGGAACAGCAAACATGATCAAGCAGGCAAAAGCGGCCGGCGTCCCCGTAATTGAGGTCGAAGAATAATCGCAAAACGGGTGATTGACAGCGCTTCAAATAAGGACTACGAAGCGCTTTTCTGCTAAAATGTCGAACAGTAATTCCAGCGTTTTTCAACTACATTTTTCGTTCCACGTGCGGGGTTCCGAATGTTCAAAGACAAGTACGCAAGCGACGTCAGAAGTTCGAATCTCGCCTGGAGCGAGCGCGAGGTAAAGTCGGTGGATCGCCTCACGGCAATGGGTCTTTCTGATCCGCTTGGAGCCGCCCTATTCCGGTTCAAGTTTGGGTCCGATGCGGCAGCCGGGAAGCGCGCGTTGCATTTGCTGGCGCACAAGGCGAAATGCAATCTCGGCGTCGAACTAAGTTATGCGCAGAAGCTGGCGACCGCCTGCATCAAGGAATGGGTGTTGGACAACTGCATTCACTGCAACGGGGCCGGCCTGATTCTCAATGGCGCGCGTTACGACAAGTGCGGCAAGTGCGACGGCTCCGGCGTGAAGCGTCATTCTGATAGCGAGCGGGCCTTGGCCGCTGGTCTGCCGGTCGAATCCTGGTCGAAGCACACAAAGAACTTCGACCGGACGATGGTTTGCCTGACGGGAGCGCTGGCGGCAACGGGCGGAAAGGTAAGCGCGCTGATGAGGGAGGTGGCATGATCATTCATCGCATCGTCTGCGCCGCAAACCGCAAGCGTTTTACTGGACATGTCGTGCTGGGGATTCGCCATTGGGACGCCTTCATGCGCGGGATTGATTCGGAAGGCGATCCTGTCGATCAGGGCTTCATCGACAATCGCGGCAAATTCCTGAGCCGCGCTGAGGCGTGGAAAGTCGCAGAGGCCGCAGGACAGATCATTCGTCGCGTCGGCGGCGATGAGAAAGACGGTGGCACCCTGTACTCAGAGAACATCTATTGACCAGTAAACAACAAAATCTAGAAAAAAGTTGTTGCACACGTCTACATCTGGTATATACTGTGCCCGTACTGCTTGATTGTCGGCCTTCTGTGTCGGATGGCTGTGCAGTAGGGCCGAAAGGCTCACCCCAAAGCCCGCGAGTGACTAAACTCGTCTCCGAATTTCTCTAAGCCCTGCCAGCCGAAAAGCTCGCGGGGCTTTTTCATTTCTGCCGCATATGAGCGAATCGATCGACCTGCGCCTCGGCGACTGCCTTGAGGTGATGGCGACGATTCCCAGTGGCAGCGTGGATTTGATTCTGTGCGATTTGCCCTACGGCACGACGGCTTGCAAGTGGGATTCGGTTATCCCGTTCGAGCCGCTATGGGAGCAATACCGGCGCATTGCAAAGCCGAATGCGGCGATTGTGCTTACGGCAAGCCAGCCGTTCTCTAGTCAGTTGGTAATGAGTGCGCCGCACTTGTTTAGGCACGGCTGGATATGGGAGAAGGATGGCGGATCGAACTTCGCAACGGTCAAGTTTGGGCCGATGAAAGAGCACGAGGACGTTTTAGTGTTCGGATTCGATCGCATCAACTATTACCCAATCATGCAAGAGCGCATTGGGAGCCGGAAAGGACGCGCCACTACAACGGTTGACGGCGGCCGAAAAAATAGCGTCTATGGATCACAGGAAGGCGGGAAGGTGCTGGACGTTCCGGTGCTTCGGGTTCCACGCAGCATTCAGCGGTTCAACCGGGAGCGCGGCTTGCACCCTACGCAAAAGCCCGTCGCGCTGATGGAATACCTGATTCGCACGTATACGAAAGAAGGCGAAACGGTGCTCGATAACTGCATGGGAAGCGGTACGACCGGCGTAGCGGCCGCACGTACTGGTCGCAAGTTCATCGGCATCGAGCGAGATCCAGGCTATTTCGCCATTGCGACAAACCGCATCGCCGAAGCCGCACCAAACGATCTGCTTTCGATGGCAACCGAACAACCTGAAGCCGCCTAGTGCGGACCTTTCTTTTTCTGCCCATGCGCTTCCCTGCCCCTCTCCGATCCCGCGACTACGGGAACCCGGAGCATATTGTCGCTGCCCGGCAGGCAGAGGCGGCGAATAAGGCAAAGCGCGTCGCAGAAGCCGAGGCGAATACGCCGGTAGCAAGACGACCAGTGCTGACCGTCCGCAAGGGCTGGCATGCGCGCAAGGCTGCTGAAGAACTTTTCGATTTCCCCGCGGCTGCTTCCCGGTAGCCCGTTATCCCGCCTGCCATGCAACGTGGCTCGACCCGGGAGACCGGGAAGAATTCAATATGAATGCACAAGAACTGATCGACAGCATCGAAGCTGACCTGCAGCGCATCCGCAATCTGGACGCCGCGCTATTGGCTTCTATGATCGCGCGTCTCGATGCGCTGAGGAAGTTGATTCTATGAACCCCAATCACGTCATCGCAGAGTGGTTAAACGCTTCGGCGCGTAACCATCACATGTGGTCGAAATGGTGCGACCAGTGGGCGTTGGCGTTTTGGGGCATGTGATGATCCCCCGCTCCGCCGCCAGCCGGTAGGCCCGGCAGCTTGATACGGGCGGTGGGGCGCCAATTATCGTTTATGGGGCGCCGAATCTGGCCCGCACGCGATGCTAGCGATAGCGGCGTGGCTGGTGAGTAGGACAGCAGGAAAGCGCTTTGGCGTGAGCAGGGTTCGAATCCCTGCCGCCCCTCCAGAGTACCCGCAAGGGGCTTGAGTCTGGATCCGCGAAAGCGTTGATCCAGCGAAATCGACCGGGAGATAGGCCGGATGCTGGAACCCGTAACCAGCCGTCTAGCAGTACCCCGCACGAAACGCGGGCCTTCGTTTATGCTGCCCGGTCCGAACTGGCTCGGGTAAAGAGTACGGCGCAAAGAACCTTCCAGGAGGGCCGCCGTTAAATCGCACGTAGCAGCCTACCAAGGCGGCATAAACGAAGGTGAAATTAGCGACGTGCCTGGCGATAGCCACCTGAGGGTCACGCGGTCGCGCGAAAGTAGCTTTCAACCCATTTGGATATGCTATGACGCCTGAAAACTTTGCTTACTGGCTGCAAGGCTTTGTCGAGTTGACCCAAGGTCAGACTCCGAATCCGGCGCAATGGAAGTCAATTCAGGAGCATCTCGCGACCGTCTTTAAGAAGGTGACGCCAAAAGTCGCCGATGCGGTCAGTGTCAAGATCGATGTTGACACCAAGGATGCGCAAAAGTCCGTTGATGACTTGAAAAAGGCATATGAAGAACTGGCGCGGCGCGCTAGAGAGGTGGGCCCTTTTACTACTGGCCCAGTTTTCCCTATGTCCCCGGGCCTGCCGGCGTTCGATTGGACGAAGACGACGGTAACCTGCTGAATTCCTCCTCGCTAGTAGCTTCCCCCGGCTACTCTGCCCGCGCTGAAAGGCTGCGGGCTTTTTTATTGGTGCGCCCGATGGCTCCTAGAAAGAAGTCTGATCCGGTCGAGCGCACAGACATCTGTAAGTCATGCCGGTTCGCGCACTACGATCGCGCCGAAGGGCTGCATTGCCGTCGCTATCCTCCGGCGCACGTTTATGACGTTTCGACTGGAATAACGGCTGTGACTTGGCCGGAGGTGGACGCAGACCATTACTGCGGCGAGTTCAAAGCACAATTGAGTTCATAAGGGGAATCCGTGGATATTCGCGAGCTAAAGAAGGCTGTCGAGCAGCATGGAAGTATCCGTGCCGCGGCTCGCGCGATCGGCATGGCCGAATCTACCCTCCGCGACCGGTTGAGTGGTGTCCCCGCAAGGGGCGTTAAGCAGGCCGAGCCTGAGTCTCCAGGAGTGACGCGCGCCGACGAACTGGAGAGCGAGCTTCGAACGCTCCGCGCCCAAATGGCTGCGACGAAACGGGAAATGCTGGACGAGGAATTCGTCAAGCGCCGCATCCTGAAGTTGGCTGAGGCGCACATCGAGCCGCCAAAATGGCTGGTATCTGCGCGGCCATCGAAGAAGTCGCCAGGCGTCCCTACTCTATTCGCTTCCGATCTTCATTGGGGCGAGGTCGTTGACTCGTCGCAGATCGGTGGTGTCAACGAATACGACATGGCGATCGCCAACAAGCGCATTCGCCGGATGGTCGAAGTAGCCATTGATCTTCTGAACAACCACATGGTCAACCCGGAATATCCGGGCATCGTGTTCGCCCTCGGCGGCGACATGGTTAGCGGCGGGATTCACGAAGAACTCATGGCGACGGACGAGCATGAAATCATGGCCGTCGTGCTCGATCTGTTTGGCGCGCTGACGTGGTGCATCAACACGCTTGCTGATCGCTTCGGTCGCGTGTTCGTGCCGTGTGTTACCGGCAACCACGGGCGTAATACCCACAAGATCCGCGCCAAGGGTCGGAACTACACCTCGTTCGATTGGCTGCTGTATTGCTTCCTTGCCAAACGGTTCGAGGACGACAAGCGCATCTCGTTCCTGATTCCGAATGGCCCGGACGCGCTGTACAAGATTTACGACCACCGATACCTGCTGACGCACGGCGATCAGTTCCGCGGCGGGGACGGCATGATTGGCGCACTAGGCCCGATCATCCGGGGCGATCACAAGAAGCGCAGTCGGCAGACGCAAATCGGAGCCAGCTACGACACCATGTTGCTCGGGCACTGGCATCAATTGATCCAGTTGCAGCGCCTGATTGTGAATGGCTCGCTGAAGGGATACGACGAGTATGCGTATTCAAACAACTTCGGGTATGAGCCGCCCCGTCAGGCTCTTTGGCTGACCCATCCGACGCAGGGCATCACGTTCAGCATGCCGGTTAATGTTGATGAACCTAGAAAGGTTGAGTCGACTGCATGGGTCTCTTGGGCCGCCTAACTTATACCTCGCCACCAGATCGCGGGGTATAGCCGAGAGATCGGCATCAACTTCTGAGTAGACGATGACCTACCCGAATGACCAAGGAAATCCCGCAGGGGCAATTCCCGTCTACATCACTTCTGGCTCTGGAAGTAGTGGCGGCGTAGCGGGCCCATCGAAAGCCGGTGTCAGTTCATCGAACAGCGTTGGCACGACCTCGGCACCGCTCATTGCGGCCGGCACATATAAAGGTTGGGTAACGGTGCAAAACACCCACACCAGCCAGATCCTGTATGTGTCCTTTGGCGCGACCGCCACGACTTCGGATTTTGCCATCGCTCCAGGTGCTGCTCTGTCGCTGCCGTTCGGGCCGACTAACGCCCTGAATGGAGTCGGATCGGGTGCGGGAACGACTTTCGCCGTTGTGGGGTATTGAATGCGCAAGTTCGCACTCATTCTTTTGTTGCTGCCTGCTCTGGCACACGCGCAGTACTTCGGCGGTTATCTGCCCAAGTCGGGCGGCACAATAGCGGGTACTCTGGGCGTGACAGGCAATGTCAACGTTCAGGGAAGCCTCAACTCCACGAACAACACCCAAGCTGCGGGCCCGACCAACTCAGGCGTGGCTCTGGGCGGCGGACCTAACTTCGCTAGCGCGACTTTCTTCGACCAGACGCTGACGGCGAACAATCGCACGTCCGACGCAGTATTCATCACCGGCTGTATGCGGTTCCGGTTCAAGAATGACGCCGGAGATACTGCTCTTCCCTGGCTGTCGGCATGCGGAGGCCAAGCTGGCGGCATCACGGCTATCACGTCCAACAGCGGCACGGGAAGCTGGACTCATACCGGCAACATGGCTGTATCGGGCGCGCTGATAGCAGGTAGCGGCACGCTGAACGTTTATTCGGCCAGCGGCACTGCGATTACAACGCCACACATAGTGACCGGCACCGTGACTCTCGCGTCCGGAACGGGGACAGCGACCTTTACCGGCAGCGCTGTATTTAGTAACACGACTTCCTACGTGTGCACGGCGACGAACACATCTACGAATAGCGCGGTGCGTGCCACAAATGCTTCGGCATCGTCCGTGACGTTCAACTCCGGCGCCACTACTGACGTCATCGCGTATCAGTGTGTAGGAAATTGATCCGAACCACGAAGCGCTCCGAATGAGTGGATTCTTCGAAAGCGCCACAAGCGGATAAAAACGAATGGCACGCAAGAAGGCGGATCCCGAGATAAAAGCTTTCGCTGAGCGCCCTCGGCCTCCCGCATCGCTGTTCGACGCAGGCAACTGGTTCAGGCGCTTCATGCCCGCCGAGGGTGTGGCCGAATGGGTATCCAGGACGCTGCACAGCGAGCATTCTCCGCTCTACAACGCCGATCACCAGCACCTTAGAGATGCGGACGTCGAGTTTCTTTGGGCTGCGCAAGAGAACAGCCGTCAGATGCGCCGGGTAGTTGGCCAGTGCGAGGAAGTGACATTTCGGTGTGGCGCCTGGCAGAAAGGCAGGCAAGAGCAACAGATGCATGAGTGGTTCGGGCGAGTCCCGACCTACCTCATCACGCTTGATGCTATGTACGCCAACGAGTGCTCCGACGTAGAGTGGTGCGCGCTGATAGAACACGAGCTCTATCACATAGCGCAGAAATCCGATGAGTTCGGTGCGCCAGCATTCACTAAGGACGGCTTGCCGAAGCTGGGCATCCGATCGCACGACGTGGAAGAGTTCGTCGGAATTGTCCGGCGCTACGGTATCGGTGCAGGCGAAACGGCGAAGCTGATTGAGGCATCGCGCCGCGCTCCGGAGATTGGCCAACTTAACATTGCGCAGGCTTGTGGCACATGCATGCTGCGGGCGGCGTAAATATTACCCGCGCATTACAGAGAATTGAAAAATGGCAGCGCTCACAGATGACGTGAAAGCGTTCGTCGTGCAAGCGCTGGCGTGCTTTGACACTCCTACGCAGGTAGCGAACGCGGTAAAGGAAGAGTTCGGGTTAGAAATTACCCGGATGCAGGTGTCGACTTACGACCCGACAAAGTTCATGGGGCGCAACCTCAGCAAGAAGTGGCGCGAGATTTTCGAGGCGACGCGGAAGGCGTTTCTTGAGGATCAGGCTTCTATCCCGATTGCTAACCAGAACTTCCGGCTGCGTGCACTCAACAATCTTTACCAGAACGCCGCAACTCGCGGCAATGCTGCCCTCGCCGCTCAATTGCTCGAGCAGGCGGCGAAGGAATCGGGCGGCTCATTTACAAATCGTCGCGAGATGACTGGCAGAGATGGCGCTCCACTGATCCCAACAAAGAGCGCCCAGGAAATGACGGATGACGAACTCGCCGCCTACATTGGAGCAAGCGGCGCAAGAGCTATGGATACGCCGCAGGGCTAGAGAGGACGTTCTCTCCTACGCCCAAGCTATTGAGATACCGGGCAAGCCTGCCGGCGAAGATCCAGACACGGAATTCTTCGAGCCCATCGAAACGACGATGGCGCAGCACCACCGCCTCATTCTTGAGACGATGGAGCGGGTGAGCAAGACGCCGCACGGCCGGGCGATGTTTTTCATGCCGCCCGGTAGCGCCAAGTCGACCTACGCATCGGTTGTGTTTCCCTCGCGGTATCTCGGTGCGGAAAAGAATCGCAAGGTTATTCTCGCCAGCTACGGCGATGACCTCGCCCGCAAGATGGGGCGGCGTACCCGCTCAATCATCAAGCAGAAGCGGTTCAAGGGGATTTACGGCTGCGAACTGACGACTGAATCGTCCGCAGCACAAGAATTTTCGCTTACGAACGGTAGCGAGTACATCGCGACTGGCATTCTCGGCGGCGTCACTGGTAACCGCGCCAACGGCATCATCATCGATGACCCGGTTAAGGGCCGCGAGCAGGCTGATTCACCAACGATCCGTGACAAGACGTGGGATGCCTATAACGACGACCTGAAAACTCGTCTCATCCCTGGCGGCTGGGTTGTCATCATCCAGACCCGCTGGCACGAAGACGACCTCGCCGGCCGAATCCTTCCTGAAGACTGGAAGGGCGAAAGCGGCCCGATCATGTGCCGCGACGGCAACGTCTGGGAAGTCGTCTGCCTGCAGGCTCGATGCGAAGTACAGAACGACCCGCTTGGCCGGAAGATTGGCGAATATCTGTGGCCGCAATGGTTCACCGAAAAGCACTGGGCACAGTTTCAGAACAACGTCCGCACGTGGGCATCGCTCTATCAGCAATTGCCGCGTCCGCTTGAAGGCACGCTGTTTAAGGTCGAGAACATGCTGGTCGACGGCGCTCCGGTGCCGTGGCCGCAGCGCTGCGATTATGTGTTCGCCATTCTCGACTCTGCTCTCAAGGCGGGTGACAAGAACGATGGCACGGGCGTGACCTACTTCGCCCGAAATCGCCACATCGGGCACAAATTGATCATTCTCGATTGGGACATAACCCAGATCGAGAGTGACCTGATCGCCGAGTGGTTCCCGAACGTGATGTCGCGCGTTGAGGAACTGGCGAGGCTCTGCGGCGCGCGCATGGGTAGTGCCGGGAGCTTCGTTGAGGACAAGGGCAGCGGCATCACCCTGCTCCAACGAGCAGCACGTAGCGGCTGGCCTGCTCAAGCTATCGACAGCAAGTTGACATCCATGAGCAAAGACGCCCGCGGCACGGGAGTGTCCGATTTTGTCCATAGCGGCGACGTGAAAATCAGCGAGCACGCCTACAACAAGATTGTTGAATACAAGGGGCGGGCTCAAAACCACTTCCTTAGCCAGTTCTTCGGGTATCGGCTGGGCATCCCCAACCAGGCGGACGACCTGTACGACACGGGCGTCTACGGCATTGCAATCGGCCTAGGAGATTCTGACGGCCTGTAACTGACAAAACCACATGGCAGAAATCAATATCACAGGATCGGCGCTATCCTCGAGCCTGACTGATCTGCTCATGGCGGATGACATCATTCCAGGTGCTGAGCCGTCGTATCAGTTGTGCAAGACGATTTACGCGTTTCACCCCTTGGGCTCAAAAATCGTAGATCAGCCGATCAAACTGGCCATGAGCCAGAAGCGAACGATCTCGATTCCGAACAGCCCGGAGGAAAGGATTCGTGAGGCTTTCGAACGAAAGTGGGACGAGATTGGGGCGAACAAATACATCGCAAACACATGGCGCCTGGCCAAAATCTATGGCGCTGCAGCTCTGGTCTTTGGCGCTAAAGGCGTTGATACCAATACGCTGATCAAACCCGAAGATCTCGCGAAGAAAGATCTGTACTTCAATGCGCTCGACCCGCTGAACACCGCCGGGTCGCTGGTGCTGAATCAGGACCCTAACGCGCCGGACTTCCAGAAGCCAACCATTATCACGGCCGCAGGACAGGCGTATCACCCCTCCCGGTCGCTGGTCTTCTTCAACGAAGACCCGCTGTACATTGAGTACACGAACTCGGCTTACGGCTACACCGGCCGTTCGGTCTATCAACGCGCCCTCTTCCCGCTGAAGTCGTTTGTCCAGACGATGGTGGCCGACGATATGGTGGCCCGCAAGGTCGGCGTCATCGTCGCCAAGATGAAACAGCCCGGATCGATCGCCGACCGCGCGATGGCTGTGTTTCAGGGGATCAAGCGAAACGTCGTCAAGGAAGCGCAGACCAACAACGTCATCAACATTGCTCCCGATGAGGGAATTGAGACGCTGAATCTGCTGAACGCTGACGGTGCACTCACAACGGCCCGGAAGAACATCCTCGAGAACATCGCTGCTGCTGTCCCGCAGCCAGCCAAGTTGCTCAACTCCGAGTCGTACGCGGAAGGATTCGGCGAAGGCACGGAAGACGCCAAGGACATTGTTCGCTACATCGAGCACGAGCAGCAGACGGCAAAGCCTATCTTCACGTTCTTTGATCGGATCGTGATGCGGCTTGCGTGGACTGAGGAGTTTTACAAGACAATTCAGGCCGAGGTTCCGGAATACAAGGACGTCCCGTATCACAAGGCGTTCTACGACTGGGCGAATGCGTTCGAGGCTGAATGGCCTTCGCTCCTCGTTGAGCCGGAATCAAAGCTCGTCGAAGTCGACGACATCAAGCTCAAGAGCATCATCGCAGCGATCGAAGTGCTTCTACCCAATCTCGACCCGGACAACAAGGCCAGGTTGATCGAATGGGCGGCCAGCAACATCAACGAGTCGAAGCACCTGTTCTCGAATCCGCTGGAGCTTGATTACGATGATCTGAGGAGTTACGTGCCGCCCGCACCTCCCGAAAATCCAGACGCTCCGCCTCCATTCTCCGGCCGCTCCTGATGGCAACTTTCTTCGAAACCGTCACCGCCGCGATCAGGGATTTTGAGGAGAACGGATTCGACAGCGTGGAACGGTTGCAATACTGGACGGACCGTATTCGCCGTGCTGCAGCCGAAAGCCTCACGCCTGAAAGTGTGCTGAATGAGCAACTGACGCGCGCGCTCGGCAGCATCTACAAGCGGATGGTCGACGACGGTCAGATCCTGAAGAAACATCCGGGCGTGCCGCGCTTCACGATCGACCGACTGAAGCCGAAATTACGCGGCGAACTGGACCGTCGCATGATGGTCTCCCGCAGCCTCATCAAGTTGAACCGTGAGGCGATGGTCGAGAAGACAACGCAACGCTTCGCTGGATGGGCTTCATCGATCCCCGCCGGGGGAAGTCGCGCGGTCGAAACGAAGGGCGTCAAGGACAACATCCGGAAGGCGCTGACCTCGCTGTCGTTTGAAGAGCGCCGATGTGTGATTGATCAGTCGGCCAAGTTTGTCAGTTCGCTCAACGACATCATCGCGACGGACGGCGGCGCCATTGCCGCCCGATGGCATTCGCAGTTCAGGCGCGCCGGCTACAACTTCCGTCCCGATCACAAAGAGCGCGACGGCAGGGTCTATGCGATCCGCAACAACTGGGCCATCGAGAAGGGGTTCATGAAGGTCGGCTCCGCCGGGTACACCGATCAGATAACGCAGCCTGCAGAGGAAGTGTATTGCTCGTGCAGCTATGAGTACCTATACAACCTCCGGGACTTGCCGGACGACATGATCACCCAGAAAGGTAAGGATGAACTAGCAGCGGTCCGCGCGAAGATCGCCGCCATGAGGGCTTGATATGCCATTAGAAGAAGGATCTAGCGAAGAGGTTATCAGCAATAACATAGCCGAATTGATCCGCGCTGGACACCCAAGGGATCAAGCGGTGGCGATTGCTTACAGCGAGGCCGGAAAGAACAAGGCCGACGATCAATGGATCACGGTTCATCCCAACGGGAAAGGATCGACTGGAACGCCCGCTCTGATTGGTGAAGGCGGGATAATCAAAGCAGGCATGGGCGGTAAGTTCAATGGCGAAAAGATCGGCGAGGCAAGGAAGGAGTTCACAGGTCCAAAGAGCCATCAAGCAAAGCCTCCAGAGCCCGATGAGCCTGCGCCCAAGTCATCATCCGTCAAACTGAAGGAAGGGCATGTAGCGGTCTCTCATCCATTCCCGGTAGATAAAGACGATTGGGGGGACTATACAGCCCACGGGATACAAGGATCACTTCCTAAGCAGCATGTGACGATCAAAAACGGCCATGTCGTCGGGATGCATCCATCCCTCGCCAAGTACACGAATACGAAGACGCATGGAGAAGCGCAAGCCAAGAGCGAAAAGACGATCGCCAAAGAGCGAGAGGCAGCAGAGAAGAAGGAGCGCGAGGAGCGAGAAAAGAAAGAGGCTGCAGAAGTGGCCGTATTTCAAATGACGCTCAGCAAGAAACTTGGCCGCCTTAGTCCTTCGGTTGTCGGAGAGGTAAAGCAAAAGCTGTCAAACATCCTTCAAAACGAAAGTTTGTCGCAGGGTGAGCGAGTTCGCGAGGCAAATAAATTGCTGTCTGATGCTAAGAGCGGCGGTGCATTAGGCGAATCCGATGAAACAGCCAAAGCCGACTCCGAGGTCACGAGAGCCGCTGGCACACTGATCGTCGCTGACGGCAACGTGCTGTTCCTGCGCCGCGGCAACGGTGGCGATCATCCTGGCGAATGGGCTTTCCCTGGCGGAAAGCAGGAGCCCGGCGAGACGCCCGAAGAAGCCGCCCGACGCGAAACGCAGGAAGAAACCGGATACGAACCGCACAAGCTGATCGAGCTTGGCAAGTCGGATGATGGCACGGTCGAGTTCACGACGTTCTACAACGAATCCCGGCCGTTCGATGTCGCACTGAGCGACGAGAGCACCGATTTCGTTTGGTCGCCGCTTGGTTCGTGGCCTGAGCCGCTTCATCCGGGTTGCCGGTTCGTGCTCGAGTCGGACGCATTCAAAGCGATCCGCAAGGCGCACATGACCGAGACGGACCTCGCGCGAGCGATGGTCGCTGGCGAATACGCCTCGCCGCAGTTCTTCGTGAACATGTGGCTGTTCGATATTCGCATCACGGGCACAGGCACCTCGTACCGATCGAAGGACGAGGAATACGTCTACCGGCCGCCCGAGGAATACCTCAACGATGAATTCCTGGCGCGCTGCAATGGCCTGCCGGTCATCGTTGACCATCCCGAGAACTCGAATCTGAACTCCGAAGAGTTCAAGAAGCGCTCGGTTGGGTCAGTCATGTTGCCCTACATCAAGGGCGACGAGGTCTGGGCGATCGTCCGCATCTACAACGAAGCCGCGGCGACGATGATGTCGAACGAGCAATTGTCCACGTCGCCCAACGTCGTGTTCCGCAATCCGAAGCTGGAAAACACCGTTGTAACCCTCGACAACGGCGCCAAAGGTCTCATCGAGGGAAACCCAAAACTGCTCGACCACATCGCGATCTGCGAGGTTGGCGTGTGGGACAAGCAGGGTCCGCCACGCGGCGTATCCACCACTAACGTTCAGGAACAAGAGATGACTGAAGAAGAGCGTAAGGCCAAGGCGGACGCCGAGGCGAAGGAAGCACTCGAAGCAAAGGCCAAGGCCGACGCTGAGGAAAAGGCGAAAGCTGATGCCGAAGAAGAAAAGGCTAAGGCCGATTCCGACAAATGGGAAAAGCTGATGTCCGCTGTTGATTCTCTGTGCAAGCGCATGGACTCGTATGACGGCGACAAGAACGACAAGAAGGCCGACGCGATGCCGGGTGACGAAATGTCGGTCGCCGACAAGAAGGCGGACTCGGACGGCAAGAAAGCCGACGACGACGCCAAGGACAAGGAAGCGGAGGCCGCGAAGTTGAAGGCGGAAGCGAAGGAAGAAGAGGCGAAAGCCGATGCAGCAAAGCGCGAAAGCGTCCTGCTCGATCGCGTGTCGAAACTCGAAAAGTTGCTGGTCGAAACGGCGCGCCTGTCGCCGAAGCCCCTGGGTGACGCTGAGTACGCAGCAATGGCCGACGCGCAAGCCAAGGCCGACAGCGTTTATTCGGCGTTCGGCAAGTCGGCCAATCGCCCGCTGAACGGCGAAGACCTTCTGGCCTATCGCAAGCGCCTTGCTGCGCCGATGAAGTCGCATAGCGCTGCATGGAAGGATGTGGACCTGTCGAAGCTCGATGCTTCGGTGTTCGACATCGCAGAGGCTGCAATCTACGCCGATGCGATGGGCGCCGCCGTCAACCCGGCTGTTTCGCCGGAAGGTGGTTTGCGCGCCGTGACCCGCGATACGGGCACCGGCCACAAGATCACCACGTTCTACGGCAACGTCGGTTCGTGGATGGACGATTTCCGCGCGCCGCGTATGCACGGCGAAATCAACCAGCCGAACAAGCACTGACTGCAGTAGTCGCTAACACAAGGCCCGCCACCGAGCGGGCTTTTTTCATTTCAGGATAGGAAAACATGGCACTCAATACGCCTTTCTACCCGTACGCGACTACGAATGCTCAAGGTTCGTTTTCGGTACAAAGCGCTGGCTACGTTCAGGGCGTCTATCAGGACGCTCCGGCCACGCGCTATTCGCTCGCAATCGGCACTGTCTCCGCGAGCGCGACGCGTCCCATCTGGGGCGGCATGGCCATCTCTGAGAGCATCGCTCCCGCATCGGGATATGACCGCACGCTAGGCGGCACGATCGTCGAAGCTTCGGCTGTTGCGAACATCACCGGCTTCACGGTGTTCAACAACGCATACGCATGGGTTGGCTCGCCGTCGAGCCCGGTCCCGACCGCTGGCGCTGCCGGCATGACGGTGCCGCTCTTCCGTCTCGGTTCGGGCATCGCCATCCCGGTCGCAATGGACCCGTCGCTCGTATCGCTGGACGGCAGCCTGATCACCAGCCAGGTGTCGTGGGACTTCAACAACCAGGTTCTGCAACCGTACGACGCAGCGACGGCGACCTACTCGGTGACGTCGGCCACCTCGTCGTTTGCCAATGGCGTCTACACGATCGCCATCGTAATGGCTGCGGCTTCGCCGGTTGCTGGTGTGGGCGACCTCATCAACATCAGCGGCGTGACGGGTACGGGCGCAGCGCTCGTGAACGGCAACCAGACCGTGTCGGCATTCACCGACAACCAGCATTTCTCGATTCAGATCACGGCCGCTTCGGGTGCAATCGCGACGGGCGCATTGACGGGCACGATCGTTCTGAACTACGGCACCGGCGCCCTCCCCGTCAAGATCCTGGACATCAACGCTGGCAACAGCATGACCGTCTCCTACAACGCAACCACCGGCGCAGCTACCTGGAATCGTCAAGGTTACGCGGCCCTTATCCAGCTCTAAGGACAGAACATGGCCAATATCGTACCGGCACAAATCCGGGTCAACCCGTCGTACGTGGTTCCCGAACTTCTCCTGCAGTATCAACAGGCCTCGGGCGCGTTTGACACGATCGCAACGGGCGACCCGCTCGTGCGTCTCGGCGAGGGTGATCTGGCTGTCTACATCAAGCGCCTCGACGTCCGCACCCAGGTGCAGACCGGCCAGTTTGTAGCCAACGCGCTGCCGTCGTGCACGGTCGTGTACAACGAAATCAGCACGCCGACGTACATGATCCGTTCGCGCGCCGAATACGATCATCACGACACGGCTGCCCTCGGCCGCGTTGGCGCGTCGACCGTCGAAGCCCATCGCCTGGCAATGCGTCAGGGCACGTTCCAGCAACAACGGAACCTGCTGCTGTACGGCGCGAACCCGGCGAACGGCGAAGGCCTGTTGAATGCGAACGGCGCCACGGCACTGAACCTGCCGGCAGACCCGAACGGCAACACGACCATCTCGACGTACGACAACGGCGCGCTGGCGTTCTTCCTCGCACAGCAGATCGCTGCGATCAAGACGCGCACGATGACGGTTGGCGTCCCGGCCCGTTTCACGGTGTTGACGACCCAGCGCATCATGCAGGCGATCAGCTACTACGGCATCGTCCAACTCACGCAATTCCAACGTGAAGGCGCGGGTTCGAAGTCGATCCGCGGCCTCGTGGACGACGTCGCTGGCTGGAACAAGGACGAGATCACCTGGACTTGCGATGACACGCTCATCGGCAAGGGCGCAGGCGGCACCGACCTGATCATCATCTCCATGCCGGAGGTGAAGAAGAACCGCGTGAACAAGATCAACACGAACGTGTTTGCCGAACTCACGCCGGGTCTCGACGCCTGCTCGCTGCAACTCGTCGACCGCGCCGCTCCGACTGAAATTATTGCGCCATTGCCGGCCGGAGCGGTCGATGTGGTATCCGAGCTGCGTAGCACATCCGGATGGGCTCCCCGTCCGGAGGCAATTACCTTGGTGTCTGCCGGCTTCTGAAGTTCGTTGCAGGGTTAACTGCCTGTCGCTAAAATGGCGAGGCCCCACCGTGCTACCAACACGGCGGGGCCTCTAACCAAGCAACCCTACCTGTAACGAGGTGAGCGGCATGGCTGACGCCAGTTTACAACAACTCAAGATTTGCTCCGGATGCAAGGTCGAAAGGCCACTTTCTGATTTCCACCGTCACAAGCGTTCGAAGGACGGTGTGCGACAACGCTGCAAGCCATGCCGAGCCCAGGAAGTTGCAGATGATCGATCCAAAAACCCAGACAAGTACAAAGAGCGGCATCGAAGGTATTACGAGAAGTACCGGGATAATGTGATCGCCCGAACTTCCGCATATTCGAAAGCGAATTCTGATGTCAGGGCAAGAGCGGTGCTGAATTATGTTGGCAATCCTGCCAACAAAAAGAAGTTGCTAGAAACGTGGAAGAAGTATCGAGACAACAACAGGGCGAAAATAGCTGAATACCGAAAGGCGAATTCGGAAGCGCGTCGAACGTACGACCGGGAGTATCGATCCGAAAATAAGGAACGTACGTCGGCATACGGAAAGAAGTGGAAGGAGCAGAATCGAGATGCCGTCGCCACATCATGGAGAAACAGGCGCGCACGCATAACCAATGCTGGAGCGCACACCGTCGCACAAACGCGAACTCTGTATGTCGTGCAAGACGGTTGCTGCGCGAACTGCGACAGCCGGTTACAAGACGATATGCATCTGGATCACTGGATGCCACTGAGCCTCGGCGGCTCTAACACGATAGAAAATCTGCAATGGTTATGCCGTGATTGCAATCTCGGAAAAGGATCAGCAGATCCTATCGTCTGGCTAGCCAGACAGAAGAAGGCCTCCCACTGGCCGAAGCAGAACTGATCACGAAGCCCGCATATGCGGGCTTTTTTGTTTGTCCTACGCCTAGGCTGCGCAGCCGAAAGCCCGTTCCCTGTGCGGGTTGGCGTAGGCATTTATCACAGGGGATTCTCACAGGGAACATCATGGCTCTTTACGTCGCAAATCTCACGAAGCACCAGTTTCAACTCCACTTCTGGACGGAGCGCACGCAGCGCCCGATCTTCGTTGAAATCCCTCCGGGTCAGCAGAAGAGCATCTATCCCGAAGGCTCCCGGGCAGATCACGAAAGCATCGTGAATCAGCACAAGATGTACGGCATGTTGCCCGTGTCGGAAATCGATCGCGCCAGGGGGTTCGTCGGCCAGTGCTATCAGTTCGACACGCCGATCCCACTGGACCGCCTGTACAACACGATGACGAACAACGAGGACGTGCTGTACGACGAAGCAGCCGAGCGCCGCAAGGAGGCCGCCGCATCGTCGGACGATCTGATGCGCAGGGCCGCCCAGGAAACCGACTCGAAGATCGCATCTTTCGAGGTCGAAATCGAAGAGGTGGACCAGAAGGGCGTCGAATCACAGGTTCACGAAGTCATCACGGTCGGCGAAGAAAAGCCGCAGCAATCGGATCGCCGCCGCGGACGTCGCAGCCGGAGCTAAGAGGAAATATGTGCACGCCCTGCTTTCCCCCGCTTCCAGGCATGGGCGTGCTCGCCCCATGGCAAACGCAGTCAGCACCCAATGCCGCCGATCTGTACACATTCCTCACTACAGTAGTCGGCGTTCCGACTGCTGCGTTGCCATCAAGTAGCCCGTATATCACATGGGCGCTCAGCTACGCTGAAGAGAAAACACTGTTGGTGTTGTATGCCATCGGGCAGGACTATTACTGCTTTGCGGTCTACTGCCTTGCTACTTCTTTTCTGCTGAACTGGTGCCCCGATCAGTCTGGCCAGACGTTTTTCGCACAGACGCGCGCAGACATGAAACTGACCAGCTTTACTCCTGGCGTGGTCAATTCGGCGGCGGACCAAGGCACATCCGATTCGCTGCTGTCGCCGGACTTCCTGAAGGGCCTGACACTCGGACAGTTGCAAGCATTACGCGATCCATATGGGCGGCAATGGCTATCCATGCAGCAGGACGCTGGGAACGTGTGGGGCTTGTCTTGAGGTGAATCATGGCAGCAAAAGACCTTGGCATGCCAGTGGCAGAGGGCGGCGGAAGTTATTCGCCCATCCACGTCGGCACCACGACTGCGCCTCCCAACCGGATCACGTTGCATCTAGGGGTCATTGACCTTCCCTATGTGGAGCGTGCGCAAGCGGGCAAAGGCAAGAAGAAGCCCAAGAAAAGCGCTGCCACCAAGACCACTGGCGAAGTGGCGGAAATCCTCGAAGAAAAGTACGGTGTGCTAGACACCTTCGCCTTTGCGCGCCTCCCTGACATCGCCAAAGCGCTTGAGGATTCCATCGCCGGCCAACTCGAAACGATGATGATGGGCGGTCATCCGTCAGGAAATCCATTCTCAGGTGCGGAGTCTTCCATCACAACGATGATGAAAAACTTCATCTCGTTGAAAGAAATCGAGCACATGGGGATTGAGGGCGTACCAACCCAGGCTGCTTTGAATGGCGTCAATCACCGTCTGAAGCACCCGTATGCGAAGGCTAACCCCCGTCGCCCATCCTTCATGGACACGACGCTGTACTGGTCGACTCTAATAGCGTGGTTTGACTAATGCCATCTATCGCTGAATCGCTAGGCTCGCAAAGCCAGTTGGCGAGCACACTGGCGGCCGGCGTCGACCAACTGTCGCAAAACCAGACAGTTACTTTCACGCAATACAGCCAGTCGATCATGCCGGCTGATGGGTACGTCTTCTGGGTCAACACCGGAATCACCCAGACGGTCCAAGGTTCTTTGCACCAGTTGACCGATCAGCAGCAGAACGAAGACGAGACAATCGACGTCAATCGCATCGTTTTTACGGCTCTGAGCCAGATCGATGTTTTTAACGCCGCGTCTCCTACCGATCTTTTTATCGGCGTGATCGACGGCGTCCGGTTCTCGTTCAATGCTCGAGGCGCGCTCTACCGGCAAGCCAACCTGTATCACTACGTTGGGAATGCGGTCTATCCGGCACTTGCCTCGCAACTGATCGACAGTGAAGCCGATCTTCCAACCGGGCCGATAGTCTCTAACAGTCTGCCTATATGGCTGGCACAAAGCACGCCGCAGTTGCCTGTTTATCCGTCGTATCTGGTCCCCGCTAACGTCGTGCCGCCCTATATCGTGGCCCACGTCGAACCGGATGCAACAGAGGCACCATCCTTCCCGATCTATGTCTGGCCGGGAACTGTCGTGCCAAATTCTGGCGCATCGCCCTTGCATGATCTGCCTAGCTCGCAGCTCGCCAAGGACAAGGTTCGGTTGACGATGTACGGCCTGACCAATCAGCAGGCCACGCAGTTCTACGCGAATCTCATTGATTACTCGCTGAACACGGACAACTTTGGGTTCGGAAATTCTCCAGCGATCAAGGACGCCAAGCGAACGCAATCCGAACTCAACGTGATTGCGATGAAAAAGACGCTAGACATCGAGGCCTGGTATTTCCAGACGACCTCAGACGCGATTGCGCGCCGGCTGATTCTCTCCGCTGGTTTTTCTTCCATCAACACCTGACAGACGTTAGGTGATCGAAACAGACCCCGCCTCGGCGGGGTTTTTCTTTTTCAGGAGCGTGACATGCCCCAGGCACCTTTGAATGCAGCAACCGCCGTCAATCCGTCCGGCAAATTCGTGATGAACCAGGTCGATGCTCAAGGCAATGAGTTAATCGCCTCGGGCAAGACCGGCGTCTACAACATCACCGCCGCGACCCCAGTAAAAGCCAGCGCTGGCCGTCTTGTGCGGATCGTCGTCACCAGCACGATCACCGGGAATCTGACTGCGAACGACGCCGCCACCACCGGGGCGGCCGCAGCAGCAAACCTGATCTTCTCGGCAGCTACCCCGGCGGCCGGCACCGTCTACACGCTCGACTGGCCTTGTGCGAACGGCATTGTCGTGACCCCCGGAACGGCTGGCTCCGTCGCAGTTTCGTACATCTAATAGCTGGAGACCGCCCACATGGCGACCACAATCACACCGACGATCGTAACGGTCAATACGACCGTCACGCGCGCGCCGACCGTCTCGCAGCTTCAGCAAAGCGGCGCGATTGTGTCTGCGGGCGGTACGACGCTAACTGCCGGTACCTACCAGTATTGCGGGACGCTCTCCGCAGTTCAGGCGCTTCTCGCAACTCCTCTGGCTTTGACCGGTATGGTCTGGTCGAGCGGCACCGTCACAGCAACCACAGCGGCAACCATTGGCCTTTCGACGGGCCAGACGTTCACCACGACTATTGCTGGTGCGACGCCTGCCGCCTACAACGGCACCTACGTTGCCACGGTGACGGGCGCCAATACCTTCACGTTCGCTCTCGCGACGAATCCCGGCACTGAAACGGTTCCGGGGACGTACCTGCCGTCGAACGCTGGTTTCCTGAGCAACGCGGCGACGACGTTCTTCGCGCAGGGAAATTCGGTCGGCGTCTACGTGCTCGAGTTGGGCGCGCAGACCACGGCGGCCTCGGCAATCACCGCTTTGCAAACGTGGATCACTACGAACAGCAATCCGCAGGTGTTCTACGCATATCTGTTGCCGGCTTCGTGGGATGTGGCATCGTCCGCGGCCCTGAACACGATGACGGCGAACTACGACAGCCCCAGCGGTCAGACATACTTCTTCGTCACGACGACCGTTGCGAACCTGCCGAACTACGCCAACAACAAGGCGGTATATGCGCAGGTTCCCAGCCCGACGAAGGCATCAACCGAGCATCAACTGGCGGTCGATTTCTATAACTGGCTCGCGAACAAGCCGGGATCGTCGAATCCGTTGGCACCGATGTCGTATCGCTATGCATATGGCGTCACGCCCTGGTCGCAAAACGGCAACCAGACGAACATCAACACGGTTCTGACCAACTACGGCAACCTGATTCTGACTGGTGCCGAGGGCGGCATTTCCACCGCGTGCATTTTCAAGGGCACGACGATGGACGGCGAGCAGGCCGCATGGTGGTACGGCATCGACTGGTTCCGCATTCAGGTCAAGCAGGCGCTCGCCGCGGCAATCATCAACGGCTCGAACAGCAATCCGCCGCTGCTCTATGACCAGAACGGTATCAACACGCTGTTGGCCGTCGCTCAGAACGTGGCGAATTCCGCTGTCAAGTTCGGCTGTGCATTGAGTGCGGTTGTGTCTGCGGTGCCGTTTGCCCAGTACACAACGGAAAACCCGAACGACTACAACGCCGGCATCTACAACGGCTTCTCGGCAACGGTGGTTGGTCAGAACGCATTTTTGACCATTACCTTCAACCTAGACGCTACGCAGTTTGTGGCTTAAGGACGCAACATGGCAAATCCCTATCTGAATGCGGGACCGCTTAATCGCGTCCGATGCTCCGTTGTTATCGCCGATTTCCCGACGCTGAATATCACGAGTCAATACATGGGCAAGTCGTTCGCCCATATTGAATTCGAGGGTGACTTCAATCAGCAGATCGAAACGGCGACCGGTGTGGTGAATTCGCCCGAGCCATATGTCATGGCGACGATCACCGTTGGCCTTCTTCGCTCTCAGGCATTGGCTGCGAACTGGCTCACGCAGGCGCAGGACACCAGCATTCTCGGTGATGTGACGATCCACAGCGATACCTCGGCGTTTCCCGCCATTACGCTGAACGACACCGGCATTCGCATGATTTCGCCGGGCGCCTATGACGGCACCGACCCTGTTGTGCGGATCACATTGCGCGGCACGTTTAATGTGAACTCGTCACTCTGGTCATTCCAGTAACACGCTCACGCCACGGCTAGGGACGCGACCCGAAAGCCGGCACCTTACCGGTTGCCGTGGCTCCTCATAAGGCTCAACAAAGGATTGAGATGAAAATTGACGAACGGCGCAACCTGGTGTTGCCAGTAGTAACAGAAAGAGTTGTCCGAAAGGTCGCGCAGGAAGTTGACGGCAAGCCCGTTACGAAGGATGTCACGGAAGAAGTGGTCCGTATCTACGCATTCCACGTGCCGGTTTCCCGTGCGATCTTCGAACAGCACTACCGCGTACTCGCCTCGACGAAGGCCGCCCTTCAAAGCAAGGGAGCGGCTTACCTGATGAGTGCGGGGCCTCGTATTGCGGCGCTCACGCTAAAAGACGAGTGTCGCAAAGAAGCTGCCGCGCTTGGCATGGTCGATGAACTGGGCAACGTTCAGGACGAGATTTCGGAGGCCCTCTTTGCAGAATTCAAACGCCTCACGACAATCCTCTGTCCTGGCCCGCATGGGTGGGATCAACTCCCCGTAGAGACGGCCATCTCGAGCGGCAAGATCGACTCGGAAGACTGGGAGGAGGCGCTGTCGGGCATCGTTTTTTTTACATCTCACTATGCGCTGGCGAGAAAGGCGGACCGGGCAACAACAGCGAGGGGAACGTCCGAATTTCTGGGTGCGTCGATCACATCATCCACACCTACGGAATTCCTCGCCTCTTTGCCGACATTGACACCGGTCGCGCCTATGGCAATGACACCATCGTCGATTCCGTCCTGAATTACATCGCTGGCGAAGGCTTCGGAGAAGTGTTCGAGCGATACGACAGCCCGTATCGGACGGCGCAGCAGTTCCGTCAGAGATACCTAATCGAGGCGCTTAAGCGACCGGCATGACGCAAAAAGCAATCGTCGATATTGAGATCAACGACTCGCAGTTTCGCGAGTTTCATGCTCTCTTTGAGGACTATCAAAAAAAGCTCGCCGATATGCCCGAGGACTGGGCTAAGGTAACGGGCGCCATCGACGATGCTGGCGCCGGCATGGAGGACTTCTCCCATTCCTCGAAGTCGTCCAAAGAGTTCCTGATGATCGCAGCCATTCAGGCAAATGCGATAACTCAGGGGCTGATGAAAGCGACGGGCGCGCAGGACAAGTTCAACACCAAGACGAAAGACGGCGCCATTCAGATGGGTCGCATGGCGAAGTTCTCAAAGGCGGTACATACAGACTTCGCCAAGATGAGCGGCATGCTTCTGAAGTTAGGGGCAATCGGCGGTTCTCTGATGTCCTTTCCGGCAGCCGTCTTTGCGTCAACCAATGCGCTGGCCGGGCAAAATCTTCAGGCCCGCGGGCTTGGTCTCCGTATCGGTCAAACTCAAGCTTTTGGTGCCAACTTCGAAAAGTTCGGGCTCGGAGCGGCAGACCTGGGTAACGTCGCCAATGCACAGGGCGATGTGACCAAATGGCGAGCATTCATGGCTGCTGGCCTCACGCCCGAGCAGATCCAGAGCGAAGACGCCGAACAGTTGACGTATGACTTTGCCCGGGCTGCCAGCGGGAAATATCGGGAATGGCAAAAGTCAGGAATGCCGGCGGCGACTCTGGCGCAGGCTTATGGCTTTACCGACGTGCTGTCGCTTCAGCAGCTTCGGACCGGCGCGAGCTACGGCGATAGCGAATGGGCAAAAGCCCAGCAGAAAACAATCGCCGACGCCAAACGCAACGAGGTCGACCAGAACACGGCAGATCAGGCTTCGGATGTTAAAGCGGCCCTGAAGTCCGACTGGGCTCAGGTGATGAATGAGTTCAACTCACAGTTGGCTCAGATGTCGCCGGAACTGAAGATCATGGGCGATGCTGCCGCGGCGGCTGCGACCAACCTTCTGAAGGTTGCAGGCCCTGAAGCCAAAAAGGTCATCGCAGCCTTGGAGGGCCCGCCCGTTTCCCGCGAGGAGGCGGCGAAGCAAGGCGGTGTCGTCGGTGGACTGGCAACGGCGGGGTATTGGCTGCGCGACAAGATACCCGGACTGAGGAACGCATTCAATGCAGGCGGATCGACATCGTGGGGCACGCTCGAGGCCCCGACGATGGATGCGATCATTGATTCGCAGTACACGGTTGAGTCTGCGCGCGGCAAAAAGACTCTCTCGCCCAAAGGTGCCCGAGGTCCGATGCAATTCATGCCGGACACGTGGCAGGAGTGGGGGCGTGGTGACATCAACAATCTGAAGGATTCGCAGGATGCTGCGCGGAAATATGACGCGTTCCTCCTGAATCGCTACGGAGGCGACGTTCGAAAAGCCCTGGCGGCATACAACTGGGGGATGGGCAACCTGGACAAGGACGTCGCGAAGAACGGCGAAAACTGGGAATCTCATGCTCCGCGTGAAACCCGCGATTACATCGCGAAAATCACCCAGTTGATGCTCCGCAAAGGTCAAAACGTCAACATCAACATCACCAACTCGACGCCCGCCCGTGTCGCGACTTCAATGAACGCAGCGCAGCACTGATATGAGCACAATAACCGACGCGTTCCGGTCCACATACGATCTCGCCTTTCAGAAAAGCCCCATCATTCTGGTTGGCGGGATCGCGTCGAACACTCTCGGCGGCATGCTTCCAATCATTGCGTTGGGCGGTCAGGCGTTAGGCGCGGCGCAAGGTTTTCTGACGAGCGGGTTTTCGACAGACGATTTTTTCGCAACGTATGTTCCGATACCTGGTGCAACGCTGATCAACCAGCAGATCGCCACCTATCCATTCGCCAACCAGGCAGTTGCCGCGAATTCGACGATACAGCAGCCACTCAGCATTTCGCTGAAGATGATTGCCCCGGTGAAAGACACTGCGGGCTATCTTACCAAGCTGGCGATCTGGACATCGCTGCAAAACTCGCTGGTTGCTCATAATGCGGCCGGTGGCCTCTACCACATCGCGACGCCGTGGTACATCTATACGAACTGCATCCTGCAGACCGTCACCGACACCACTGGCGGGATTGGCAAGCAGCAGCAGATCGAAGCTCAGTTGGACTTCGTCCAGCCACTCGTGACGCAGATGCAGGCGAACAGCGCTTACAACTCGTTGATGAGTAAGCTGTCGTCTGGCGCCCAAGTGATACCGTCAACCGCAGCAGGTACAAGCATATGGTCGAACGCATCGGCTGCGGTTGGATCTGCCGCGCAGAATGCCGTGTCCGGTATCACTAGCATGGCTGGCGTGGTGAACCAATATCTGTCGTCTCCGTTATGAGCACTACGCTGATTGCATTCTCGCCCAATAATTCAGCGTCACCGCCTTTTTCTACGACGGTGACGCTGGACGGTGTCAGCTACCAGTTGATTGTGACGTGGAATATTGCCGGGCAGCGTTGGTATGCGTCCTTGCAGGACCAGTCCGGCAATGTCATCTGGTATGGCGCACTCATCGGGTCTCCGCTGAATTACGACATTCTGCTGGCTCCTGGGATATTCACCACGAGCACCCTGCTCTATCGCGCTGACACCGGAAATTTTGAGATCACGTCGTGAGTCGATACTATTCCTTGACGGTCACGCCTCAGGGCAGCAAGACGCCGTTTAGAACCTACACCTCACACCCAAACAACATCTACGACCCGGCTGCCCTCAACATCGAATATGATGCGCTGATCGGCCCTTACGGAACGCCAAGCGGCGCTTCCACCGTTACGGTGTATGGGATTCCGCTTCAGGACCTGACACAGGCCCAGCAATTCGCCGGAATGACTCTGGAACTGAAAGCCGGGATGCGCGCTGGTCTGCCGTTGGTCAACCCGGCGCAGGCGGGCACAATTCTCCAGGGATCAATCTTCCAGTCATTCGGTAACTGGGAGGGCGTAGACCAGACGCTCGACTTTGTCGTGATACCGGGCACCTACACGATCGACAATCCCGGCAATATCCTGCTTGACTGGACGGCGGGCATGTCGCTCGCTGACGCCCTTCGGCAGACGTTCTCCGTTGCCTATCCGGGGTTCAATGTCGCGATCAACATAAGCGACGACCTGGTACAAAACCATGATGAACCGCACATATGCGGCACGCTGGATCAGCTCGCGCAAGTCGTGGGTGACATTACCGAAGGCGTGTTTGATAACCGGGTAACGATCGGTATTCAGGCGGGGCAGATCATCGTATATGACAAAACATACAAGACAGGTCCGGTGCAGCTGAATTTCAACGACTTTGTCGGCCAACCAACATGGATCGGAAGTAACGTTATCCAGATCAAGATGGTGTCGCGCGCCGATCTGGAACTGGGTCAGACGGTAAGAATGCCAGATGGCCTTCAGAATGCTCCGGGCTACATCAAGACCAGCGCAAGCGCCTATCCATCAAGCATCAAGTATCAGACTACGTTCAAGAACGACTTCATAGTTAATAGAGTTCGTCAGATTGGAAATTTCCGGTCTCCTGATGCAGCGCAATGGTCAACCATAGTTGATTGCATCGTCGTTCCGAGTTAAGCGATGTCAGAAAACTACGCAAAGCTATGGGTCCAGCGCAGCGCTAACCAGACGGCTATCAACCGTGCGCAGCAGGCAATCGAAAACCTCGGCCGCGCACTTCCCTGTCGCGTCGTGAAGGTGTCTGGCGCCATCGTGACGGTGGCGTTTGAGGTGAATGCGGCGCCGTACACTCTGCCGAACATCACCATCCCGAAGGCTGAAAGCACGTGGATAAGGATGCCGACACAAGTTGGCGACAAGGGCGTGACAATGCCCGCCGATGCCTATCTCGGCGGGGTATCAGGTTTGGGCGGAGGTGTCGCAACACTGACGAGGCCCGGCAATCTGAGCGCCCTCGTCTTCGTGCCGGTTAGCAACTCTGGTTCCGGTCCCGACGATCCGAACGCCGCCCAAGTATGCGGACCGAATGGCGTGATCATCCGAACGACGACCGGAACAGCGTCTTCAATTGTGACGAACGTCGAAGGTACAACGATCACCTTTGGCGCGACGACACTGGTAATTAACGCCGCAGGAATAACGATGACCGCCAACGGCCAGACGTTCACATGGGGCGGCACACAAGCCGTATCGACGATGCCGATTCAGGCTCCCGATGTGATCCTGCCTAATGGCGCAGTCAATCCACATGTCCACAGCGATCCGCAGGGCGGAACGACTGGGCCCATGACCGGTTAATGCTGCGAGTAGCTGCCTTGAAGACTGCCATACCGGTCCTGCCATAGGCTGAACTTGTGCATGTAATCGACGGTGCCGTTGCTCCAATGCACCGTGACATAGCAGTCGATCCGGTAGAGGCCTGGATAGTACTCATAAGCCGGAGTGCCGGCGGCCGTCTCAATAGACTTGATTCGGGCGGCATTCGGCCCGAGATCCAGAAGATAAGGGATATTCGTCATCTCCATGTCGTGCGCAAGCGGAGCCTGGCAGTTCTGCGGAATTCCAGACAGATCGACAGCATGCGCCGTGGTCGCCGCAAGAAATACCATTAGGACGATAGATCGATTCATTTCTTTTCCTTGTTATGCATGGATGTGAAGCCAAAATCGTTCGGTTCAAACCGTGGACAGAGATCGCAATAGCGCTGCACGCCTTCCGCCTGTATCTGATCAGCCACCTTTGCAGGGTGGCTCTTCTGAGCCCTGAACCATTGCAGCATGTGCCTGCACGGGAAGACATATGAGCCGCCCGTCGATTCGACCTGGTGGACGCGGAAATATGGCGCAATGTGGTCCAGGTTCCGATACGAACTGGAGTGGCTAAACGGGTCGTCAATTAGCCTGAAACAGTGTGCCCGGTAGTCCCTTGCAGCACAGGAATCAGCAAAGCACTTAAGGACGGCTTCAATCTGGAAGGCGGCCTCTGTGTCGCCGATCACCATGCGCCCTTGCGCGTAGAAGTGCGTCCCCCGCCATCCGCGAACGTAGTGAATCAGGCGCATCGCGGCATTCGCACCGTCAAACGTGGCCGAAAACCCGGCAATGTGAATCTTTAGCGATTCGAGGTCGCGCTCCGAGAATAGTGGCGCGTGCCTCGCTACGTCATCGGCGAGTGCAAACGCCTCTGATCGGCTTTTCAGGAAAACGACGATCAGTAAATGATCGTGCGATAGCCGCAGCAGATTTTCATGAGTGAAGAATCCGGGCGGATAGGTCTCGGGCATTTCGGAAATTCCAGGATAAACAATGAGGACTTACGGGCGCATCCAGAACGAGGACGGTTCGAAAACTTGGGTCGTCGTTGAAACGGACGCCAACGGTTATTCAGACAATGTTTATCTCACCACGCTTGTCCAGTGCCTCAAGTTAAATCTGGGCGAATCGCCAATCTACGCGAACTACGGCATTCCTCAGTACCAGACGATCATCACTCAGGTGATGCCCGACTACTACGTCATGCAGACACAGACGCAGTTTTCACAGTATTTCGCTTCTCTCACCATTAGCCGGGTACAGGGGTCATTCCCTCCCGTCTATCAGGTCAACGCCACATGCCATAACGGCGCCATCATCAATTCAACCATCGCGACATGACTACATCTTCCACGTCTATCCCGGTGGTAATGACCACGTCCGGTCCGCAGACTACGCCTGTCGCGACGCTGTATGAGGCGCTGATTACCTATGTCGCAAATCAGGTGCCGGGATACACCGCGAACCTGCCCGGATCGCTGATTGATGACGTGGCAGGCACCGATACCGGCGCACTCGTAGCGATTGATCAGGCGCGAGTCGACGCCATCAACAGCGTAACGCCTTACGGAGCAAACGCTTTCATTCTCGCCCAGTTGGGCGCGCAATTCGGCGTCCCGCAAGGAACCGCCGCCAATGGAAGCGTCTACGTTCAATTTTCCGGACCCGCTGGATACGTCCTCCCGAAAGGCTTTGTCGTCGGCGATGGAACGAACCAATATGCATTGCAGGACGGCGGCGTCATAGAAACCGGAGGCATCAGCCCGCAACTGTACGCCGTTTCTACGACGAGTGGAACCTTCGCCATCCCGGCTGATACCGTCAACCAACTAGTTACATCGGTTCCTAGCGCCTACGCTGTCACTGTCACCAATCCCGAGGCGGGGACGCCAGCAACGTCGGCAGAGAGCGTGCAGGACTATCGCGCCCGTGTTTTGCAAGCAGGAATTGTTGCCTCTACCGGAACGCCGGCCTATGTAAAGACCCTGCTCGAGAAAATTACTGGCGTTCAGGCCCGGCTCGTCTCGATCAATCAACTATCCGGCGGCTGGCAGATAGTGTGTGGCGGAGGTGACGTCTATTCCGTAGCCAGCGCAATTCTGCAGGGTGTTCCAGACATTGCAGTCCTGCAAGGCTCGCAACTCGCCATTACGGGGATGACGGCCGCCAATCCGGTTGTCATCACGACGAACCTCAATCATGGCTTTCAGGTTGGCCAAACAGTAACGGTCACTGGTGCCACGCCGAGCGCGTATAACCGGTCCTACACCGTAGCGTCTGTGACAGCGACGACTATCACGACAACCACGAATGGTACTGGATTTGGGGCCTATACCAGCGGCGCGACTCTTAACCCCAATCCGCGGAATGTTTCGGTTTCGTTGTTCCAGAACCCCAACACATACTCGATCACGTTCGTCAATCCTCCGCAGCAGGTCGTTGTGATCGCGGTGACGTGGAATACGACACTGCCGAGCTTTACGGCTGGAATGTCGGTGGCGCAACTAGCATCGCCCGCTCTTCAGTCATACATCAACTCAATCCCGGTTGGTCAACCGATCAACGAGCTTGAGATGACCGCAGTTTTCCAGAATGCCGTTTCCTCTGTCATCGCTCCTCAGAACGTGACCACGTTGCAGTTCGCCGTGACCATAAACGGCGTGTCTGCGTCGCCTTCGGCTGGGACCAGCATCATTGCCAGCGACCCGGAATCGTATTTCTACGCTTCAGCATCGGCAATCACCATCACACAGGGCTAAAGCATGCAGATCGAAAGCTTTTCGACCGTGCCCCTGCAGCAGAACATCCCAAGCTACCTGTATGCCGAGTACAGCGATGAAGAGGACCTGCAAGCTTTCGTGGATGCCTTCAACTCGTTGGCGCAGGGGTATCTGGACTGGTTCAACCAGTCGCCGCTCGGTCTTTACACGTCGCCGTTCATCAACGGCCCGCTGCTTGACTGGATCGGACAAGGCGTCTACGGAATCAGCCGCCCGGTGCTCGCGACAACATCAACGACGCGTCGGGCTGGATATAACGCCAATGCCTACAACACGATTCCTTACAACGGACAGCTCTACTCATCGACGCAGACAGCGTCAATCGCTACGGATGACATTTACAAGCGGGTGATGACGTGGCACCTGTACCGCGGCGACGGCCAGCAGTTCAGCATGCAATGGCTGAAGAACCGGATCAGCCGGTTTGTCAATGGGGCAAATGGTAGTGACTGGCCGGTGCTGAATCAGCCACCGTCGATAACTGTATCTGGCACCGTTTTTACGGTGATCGAGTATGACAGTGCGGCATTTGAAGCTCTCCGCGAATGCTATGCAAACTCAGTTCTTCAGTTCCCGTTTCAATACTCTCTGAGTTTCATCGCTAACAGCTTTGCAAGTGATGGCGGAGTTTTGACGCTTCCGTATGCGCTGACGTACCCGGTTAGCCCTGTCGGCCTCGCAGCGGGCTCGGTCTGGTGGAACGGTGGTGTGATCTGCGTAGTACCGGGGCATACGCCAGACCCATCTGCTCCACCGATGTACTTTCAATACACCTTCCCCGCCCAGCTACTCGCATCGGGCGGCGGAAATCTCCCGCTTTCCAATCCCGGCATCGGCTCGGGGCAACTCTGGAATAACGGCGGCGTAGTCTGCATCGCCTAAAAGCCTATGACCATTTTTGTCTTTGCGAACAACGTCGACACGACGTTGGCGGGAAATATTTCGTCTTCCGCCACGTCTTTGACGCTGTCCAGTTCCGCGAACCTCCCCACATCGATTCCCACGGGGTATGTGTTTGTCATCACACTGAATGATGCAGCTACGCGTCAGAACTTTGAGGTGATTTACGCGACCAATGTATCGGGGTCGACCTTGAGCGGACTTATCCGCGGACAGGAGGGGACGTCCGCCCTGTCATGGTCGACAGGAGATTTTGCCTATAGCGCGCCGACTGCGGGGCAGATGCAGAACGTGCAGGCGGGACATCTTCTAGGCATTCAGAAGTTCAGCACGCCAGGCACGTTCACTTACACGCCCACTGCGGGCATGAACACGGTAATCGCATACGTGCAGGCAGCAGGAGGTGGCAGTGACGGATTGCCAGCAACATCGTCGGGGCAGTTTGCGCTGAGTGTGCCGGGATATTCCGGGGCTCTTGCAGTGGGCAAATTCACCGCAGCACAGATTGGCAGTAGCCAGACTGTGATCGTAGGTGCTGGCGGTTCGCCAGGAGCGGCTGGCGGCGGTTCTGCCACAGCGGGCGGCAATAGTTCGCTGGGAAGTCTCGCTGTTGCCACTGGTGGTCCAGCAGGGAACGGACATTATGGGCCAACAGCATCGGCAATTTTGATCGTCGGCAATGTTGCCCTTCCGCCCACAGCAACCGGGGGAAACATCTTTAATGCGCCCGGTTCCCAGGGCGGTGCCAGTATGGGCGGCGCAAACGCTTCTGCATCCGGCAATCTGGCGGCAGTCGGCGGTGTCGGGGGTGCCTCTCCTTTCTCGGCGGGCGGCCCCGGAACTGGCGGCGGTGGCGCGGCTATCGTCGGCAGCCAGCCCGGCACGCAGGGCAATTCTGGCCTTGACGGCATCGTTCTTATCTACGAGTACTCCTGATGACGCAGATTCACGGACTACCCCAACCACTCACCGGCAAAGAACTGGTGACAATCATCCAGGAGCAAAACGGCAATCAGGCCATCTGCTCCATGCCACTTTCGATGCTGGCATCAATTCTGTCCACCTCATCGCCCACCGCTTGGGCGGCGAACCTTCCGACTACCGAACCCACCACTTCTGGCGTCGTCTGGAACAACAGCGGCGTCGTCTCGATTTCGTAAAAATCAATGAAGAAAATTGTCATTGCGGCACTTCTAGTGCCGATGGCGGCGCTCGCCCAGAGTTTCCCGTCGCCGACGTTCAATAGCCTTACGCTGCAGAACCCGCTGACCGCAGCGAACGGCGGCACGGGCACGACAACATCGACAGGCTCAGGGTCAGTGGTGCTGTCTAACTCTCCGACTCTTACGGCGCCAAATCTGGGCACACCATCGGCTGCTTTGCTTGCGAATGCAACGGGGTTGCCTGTCGCAACGGGCATCAGTGGGCTGGGCGCGGGCGTAGCATCAGGGCTTGGAAACGCCGCGACTGGATCTGGCAGTCCGGTCCTTGCAACGTCTCCGTCGATTTCTAGCCCTTCAATTACCGGCGGGTCAATCAACAATGCATCTATTGGCTCGACGACTCCGTCAACTGGCGCATTCACGACCCTTAGCAGCTCTGGCCTCGCCACACTAACCGGAGTAACAACTCCGTCAACGGGGCAGTTCTACCAGAATCTTGGCGCGACCGTTAATCGTGTCAGCGATCGCCTGTTCGTTGGCCCCGCAGTCCTGAACAATGGGACCAGCGTTGTTTCTCAGCCTGATTGGTTTACGACGTATCAACTAGCTAAGGGTCGGAGCTATGGCTATGTGATGACGTCGCAACTTGCGGTTTTGAACGGATCGGCTGCGCAGGATTCGCTCACAACTCTAGTTGCTGCCGCGCAGACAGCAGGTCGCACCGCTTCCCAGTCCCAGGTGATCGGTGTCACCGGCGTGGGGGTCAACAATAACTCGGGCAATACCGGAGCAAGCGGCAATGCCGCATGGGGCGGATATTTTGAAGGATGGCGCGACACAACGACAGCTGGCAACGGTGGCGCATACGGCATCGAGGTAGATTCAATAAATCTCGTTGGCGTTGCGAATACCGATCCGTACTCCCAGTCCAGCGATCAAACCATTAGTGTTCAGATCGCATCAGGCGGCGAGATCGTCGGGGCATCGGATGCTACTGCTGCGATCAATATTCAAAACAACGGCGCCGCCTATCGAAAAGGGATCGTTTTCGGGTCTAACTCGATCAGCGGCGCCACCGGCACGTCCGGAACCGGAGTCGCTATTGCCTTTGGCAAAGGTCATGAGTTGCAGTGGTATGGCGCGACGAGCACGCCGACGAGTAGCATTGTAGGCTTGGGTACTACGACTGCGGGCAGTGTTCAGCAGCAGTTCAGCGACAACTCTGTGCAGTGGGTCAACAGCGCTGGGCAAGGTCTATTCCTCGCCTCAAACGTCACGAATGCAGTCAACTTCGTTGGTGTTAGCAATGCAACAACTGGGAATACACCAGCAGTTGCCCCACAAGGTGCCGACGCAAACATCCAACTACTGGTGGCCGGCAAAGGAACGAGCGGCGCCGCTGTACAAGGAACGACGAATGGCGGCACTGCACCAACCGGCTATATCGGCCAAATCATAAGTTCGGATGTTCCCAGCCCGGGATCATCTGTCACATCTGGCGCAATCGCCAATGTGACCTCTGCGTCGGTTCCGGCAGGAGCATGGATGTGCTACGGCAACGTTCAGCAAACGCCGGGCGCCAGCACAGCGATTGGCCAAAACTCTGCGTGGATCAGCACGACCTCCGCGGCTACGCCGAGTGCTCTAGAGTCGTCTGGCTATGCCAAGCGCGTCACGGTTGCCAGCGGCACGGCTTCGCTGGAAGGTATGAACGTGGGCCCAGTATTTTATAACTTCACATCGACGACCACTGTTTATCTATCGTCGAGCGTGAACTATTCGAGCGGCACAACGGGCACACAATACGGCGCCCTGAACTGCGTCCGCTTCCACTAAGCCTGCGCCGCATGAACAGGCGCTCGCTTTGCCTTGCTCCGGCTGGTGATCGACTTGCCAAGCTCATGCGATGGGCGCTCCACCGCACGATAGAAAACCTCGGCCAGAAGCAGCGAAGTAGCGGCGGCGATACAGGCAATGTCCGCGTGGGACATCCTGGTGTGGAGCAAATATTCGGCACCCATGATGATAGGAACGTGGATGAGGTAGAGCGAATAGGAAACTTTGCCCAACCACTGAATCGGACCCGTCATCAACCACTCGCGGAATAAGCCAGAGGAAGCGGCCGCTACGATCAATGCGGCCGCGCCTAGTCCTTCCATCAGTTCTGTTTTAGCGCCCCATGTCGTCAACCAAATGGTCAAGCCAGCAATGACCATGGCTATCGAGCCAATGCCGCCCCGGTCAGAACATGCGTAGAACAGAAAGCCGCGGTATTTCGCCAGGATCGCGCCGATCAGGAAGAACGAAGCGTAGTAGAAGGCGTGGTGCACATCGCCCAGGAACGCGCTGGCAGCTGTGAAATGAGCGTCGATTGACTGCCCAGCATGAAAAGCGCCCCAAAGCGCTGCGGCCACTGCTATCACGCCAGTAATTCCGAATCGTGCGACCGGAATGATGATGAGCGGGAAAAACAGCGAGACGCGCATTTCCCATACCAACGACCACGTTGGATTGTCAATCCACGTGCTGTAGACGTTGTTCAACATCAGCAGCACACTTGGCGCCCCTAGCGGCTGAAGGTGGTTTGTCCAACCATACCCGTTGATCCATCCGCTCGCCCCAGGTATCGGGTACCCTCCAATTGCGGCAGCGAGCAACGCTGAGATCAGCATCGCCACCAGGTAGGGGATGTAGATGCGGCACACGCGAGACAGTAGGAAGTTGCCATAAGAGCGCGCCCGATTGTTCAGCCACGGTAGCGAAAGCACGAACCCGCTGAGCACGAAAAACAGGATGACAGCCTTGTCTCCGCCGAACAGAAGTCGAACCGGCGTTCGCAAGACGATAGTCTCAAGAGCAGATAAGGGAGACTTGTCATCACCGATTACACGCGACCAGAAAGCTGGTTGCGTAAGCATCATATGCGTCAGAACGACGACGAGAGAGGCGACTCCGCGCAGGCCGTCAAGGGACTCATATCGTTGGCTAGAACTGCGCGGCAGATCGGCAGTGGGTTCGGCGCCCCTCATTTTTCTCTCCAGATTTCTTTTGCTTTTGAAAACTTGCAGATGTTACAACATTTCGGAATCTTTCAACGCATTAAAATCTGTTACCCATTGCGCATCAATGCATCGCCGACTGAAGTCGGTATGCGATCAGTTCGCCCAGCACTTCGTGCCCAAGGTCATTGGGATGCACGGCGTCTTGCGTAATATCGACCGCGTTGAGCGCGCCTGATTGCTCTTCTGGCAGTAGCGCGTTTTTCTCACTCACGTAAGGAAGGTTGAATTCCTGCATTACAGGCACGTGCCAGTCCTGAGCGTTGTGGCCTGAGCGATCCATCACGGCGAGCATGATGACGGCCGGATGTGACGGGGCATTGAGAATCTGCTGGACCAAGTCCCGGTAGCTCGCCGTGCTGTTACTGTTCCACTGGTCGTTGACGTCGAAGTCAACAATCACGAAGTCCGGGTTGTATTTGAGGACATCGTTCTGGACGCGCTGCGCGCCGAAAGCCGAGTCGGTTTGCCCGATTCCCGCGTTGATGAGGGTCATCTTCGATTTTGGGAATGTGGCATGCCACCACCCGAACACGCGGCCCACATAACAGTATTGCGGTTCGGTGCACCAGGCTCCCTGCGTCACGCTGCCGCCGATGGCCGCTATGGTGATGGGTCGCCCCGCAGCCGCTTTCGCAAGCACAGCCTTGATGCGCGTGTCGTCGCCATAGTTGACGACTGATCGATTCAGAACCGCTGCGTCGACAATGCATGTCGGATTGGCTTTGGCGTCCGAGATATAGCACTGTTCCTGCGCTGCCTGTGGCTTTGATGCGGCCGATGATGGCGTCGAAGCCTCTTGGCCGCCGCCTCCGCCGCCTCCGCATGCGCTGAGTGCGGCTGTGCATCCCAACGCCATCGCGATCGCGGCAGAGCGCCAGCGGGCACCAATCTGACGACTGGATCGAGTGACGGGTGCCGGCTTGCGAACGACGGTGCGTCGAACGCGGGAAGACTGAACTACACGTTGTTGTGTATGCATTTTTAGCTCCGAGAAATCAGGTATTGATTCGACGTTGACTTGTGGCTGGTCAACGTCTTCTCGAAGCCGATTCGCAGCCCGCTATCAGGAGCGTGACTGCTCCGCTCCTCCATCGGAGTCCAACCTGACGCGTGCTCCGAATGTCTCCATCATTTGGAGCACGCGTTCGAACTCTTCTTGAGTCAGCGCCATCCTGGCCGCGCCGAGGAATGCCATGTGCGGGCTCATCTTCCGCGGCTCCTGGCCGCCGGTGTATTTGCGCCATTGATGGTCGCCGCCCAACCAGAACAGATCGGCCATCTCCTTGCCGGTCGCATTGCGGCGACGTTTTAGTTCCGCCAGGTCTTCTGTCGATGGTTCGCTGAATTGGATTGGCATGTCTTCTGGGTGCGCGGTCGAGGCGCGTGCTGTCGCTGATCTTCATTGGATACGTCCTTTCGGGTTGGTGGCCTGCGAGATTGCGCTAGCTCTGGGATGGATATTAGACCCAATAGGTCTGAATCGTCAAGCGTTTTTGTGGGGACGCAACAACAAATATTGCACTTGCACACCATACGCAGCTAGCGTATAGTTTTTCCTATGCAAGCAACCTTCGTCGAACTCCCAACGTTCCAGAAACATCGTTCCGACTATCTATCGGATGACGAGTATCGGGCGTTGCAGGATGTGATGCTCGAAAAGCCTGATGCCGGCGACGTCATCAAAGGTACGGGCGGCTTGAGAAAGTTGCGCTTTGGCGACAAGCGGCGCGGCAAGGGAAAGCGAGGCGGATTGCGAGTCATCTACTACTATTGGGTCGAGGGGACTCAGTTCTGGTTGTTCACCATCTATGACAAGGATGAGATGGATGACCTTACCAACGATGAGCGCAAGGCATTCGCCGGGTTGCTGGCATCTGAAATGCGAGTTAGGCACAAAGAAGCCAAAGTAAGGAGCGAATCATGAAGAAGCGCCGCAGTCTGTTTGCCGAGTTGAAGGAAGGGATGGATGCCCTTGCTGCAGAGCGCGAGGGCAAAGTAACGCTGCATAAATTCACCGCGGCATCCCCTGAAGTCGTCCAGGTATCGCCAGAAGAGATCAAGGCCGTGCGCGAAGCCACGCATTCGTCGCAAGCCGTTATGGCGGCTCGTTTGCGCATCAACAAGCGAACATATGAGAATTGGGAGCAAGGCAAAGCCAAACCCAACGCTCAAGCAGCCGTGCTTATCAAGCTCGTCGAAAAGCATCCAGAAACGCTAACGATGCTCGAAGCCCTGTAACGATACAGCCAATTTCCACACAAGCCGCCCACAGAGGCGGCTTTTTCTTTTCTGCTCCCGCGCAGAATTTGCCCAACCAATCACACGACCAAGCCCGCACCCGCGGGCTTTTTCTTTTTCTGAATCGGGGCCTCAATGGATCTCATGTCCGCTGGCATCGGTGGCGCTGCCGCTACCGCTATTTGTTCCGTCTTCGGATGGATGTTGAAACGCTCCATCGGACAGTTGGACAGGAAGTTAGAGGCACACGACGAAGCGCTTCAGAAGCGATCTGACGACCTGGCGGCGTTCAAGCTGCACTGTGCAGAGACTTACGCGACGCACTCCTCTGTCGAGAAGGCGATCGATGCGTTCAATCGATCAATCGATGCAGTTTTTGCGAAGCTAGATCGGATTGAGGAAAAGCTGGACAAAAAAGCTGACAAGTAACAACCCGCTTCGGCGGGTTTTTTATTGGGCGCTCGCTATGCAACTGAATGCCTCAATCATCGCCGCCGGCTGCGGCGCAACCGTGCTGCGCGCGGCCCAATGGCTGCAGCCGATTCAAGCTGCATGCGACAAATACTTGATCACCGCGCCGCTCGACGTAGCAGCATTCCTTGCGACGGTCGGCGTTGAATCGGCGCGCCTAACGCTTCTGCGCGAGTTGTGGGGGCCGACTGAAGAACAGAAGCGCTATGAGCCTCCGTCAGACAAGGCCAAGGCGCTTGGCAATACCGATCCGGGCGACGGTTTTAAGTACCGCGGCCGGGGATGCATCCAGATCACTGGCAAAGCGAACTATGCACTCTGCGGGCTCGCGCTTGACCTTGATCTCATCAACCATCCGGAATTGCTCGAGCAAACCGCCGATGCGGCGCTCTCTGCCGCCTGGTTCTGGCACAACAACAAGCTCAGCGCCCTAGCCGGTGATTTTCTCGCCGTATCCCGCGCCGTGAACCTGGGCAATCCGCACTCGAAGGCGATGCCAAACGGCTACTCGGAGCGCCTAGCCCTCTACGCCGCGGCCAAGAAAGCGCTGGGCCTCTAAATATCCGCCCCACAGCTATTCCGCATTTATCCGCATACCGGCTAAACGCCAAATACAGCCAGTAGGCTGTTCACAGGATTCTCATGGCCATCACGACAAACTCGGGCGTTGGCTCTTTCAGCTTCACGATCAAACAGGGAGGCGATTTCTCGCTGTCGCTAACCTGGCTTGACGACAATGGCGCGCCGATGAACCTGACGGGCTATTCAATGGCCATGTCGATTGCGCGCGGTGTCGGACTCACTCCGATGCTGACCGTGTCGAGCGCGGCATCAACGGGTAGCAGGATTGTTCTGGGCGGAACTGCGGGAACTATCGACGTCATTATCGCTGATGCTGATACCTCTTCACTCACATCGACCGGCCTGCCCTCCCTTCCAACGTTGACGAATTACCCTGTCTTCAGGCTCGGTCTGTACGACCTTAAATACACCGATCCGAGCGGGAATGTTGGCTATCTGCTCGAGGGCATCGTCTCGCTTGATCCAAGGACAACCGTATGAGTTCGCTATCCATCAGCGTGAATGGCGGGACGACACAGGTTGTGCAGCTCGGTACGCTGAGTGCCGCGGTCAATCAGCAGATCACCCAAGCTGTATCGGCTTCGGCTGCCAGTGCTAGTGCCGCAGCGGCCAGCGCGTCGAGTGCCTCGTCGACCGTGAGCACAGCACTAGCCGCATTGCTGCCTCAAAACCTTCTGGAATGGTCGTATTCGAGCGCCTTCCGGCTTGTGTCCGCGACGCGCGATGCGAACGAGGCAATCGTTACGGCAAGCATTGTCTGGCCGGATGGCGGGACCGGAACATTCACGACCGACACCGCCAGCACGACATTTCCGGGCGCCATCGACGCGTGGCATGCGACCTACGTCAATGGAAACGTGACACACACGGTCACTCAGCCTGCAGTCACTCGAGATTCAACCGGTGCCGTTACGGCTCAGCCCGCCATCACCATCACTTGAGGCAACACATGGGGATTCTTGACGCGCCGAGCCTGAGTAAATCAGTCGGCGATGGCCGCTATGCGCCGCTGACGGTTAGCCGATTGCATGAGAACGCAGTCGCAGCGCTGGGCGATAGCCGGACTGATATGGTCTCGGACGCTTTTATTTCGACGGCGCCCACAATCACGCAGTTTGCGGCCAACGGTTATCTGAACTGGGCCCGCTTTCTCTCGGGCCAGCGGTTCCACTTCGACGATACGCTGAACTTCGGCAAATCGGGCGACACCATCGCGCAGTGTGCAGCGCGCGTGCCGAACGTCATCGCGTCGGGCGTGAGCCGCTGCTTCGTGCTGATCGGAACAAACGACCTTGCTATCACGCCCATTGCGACGATGATCGACCAGTGGACGAACCAGATCATCATTCCGCTCCAGAGGGCCGGTATCCAGCCGATTGTCCTTCTTGAATATCCTCGCGTCGGCATCACGGCCTATGCGTTGGGCGTCAAAAATCAGTTCAACGACTACATCCGCCGCTTTGCGCAGGCTCAGCATGCAGTCCCCTCGTCCGTGCGTTGCATCCTGATCGACGCGCAGGACTACATGGAGGATTACGCCGGTGCGGCCGGCAGTGCGCTGAGCGATCGTCTATACGACGGCACGCATCCGAGCATGATCGGTGCTTACTGGCTCGGGAAAGCGATCTCCGACGTCATTACGCAACTCTGGCCGCCGCGGCGATTCTCGTGCAGCCCCGCCGATCTCTACGACGCGACCAACAACCCGCGCGGCATTCTAAACGCCAACCCGGCGTTGCTCGGCACGGCAGGATTGCTCGTCGCGAATACAGGAGTTACACCAACCGGCCAGGTCGCGACAGGATTCAAGCTGTACCGCGGCGCCGGTACGTCGACCGCTCTCACGTTCACAGGCGCGAAGGAAAACCCGCGCACCGATGGCCCGACTTCGGGGGAGCGCCAGCGCGTCACGGTGAATATCACTGGCGTGGGCACTTCGGCAGAGACATACATCCTGCAACCGACCACGAACCCATCCTCGTACATAGTGCCAGGCGCCGTTGTCGAGTTGTCGTGTGCGGTGCAGTTTGCAGCGGCGCCGGTGAATCTGGTCGGACTGGAACTGCAGATGGCCGAAATCGGCCCGGCCACGCCGCACCAGGCTGTCGATATGGTGCGGCAGACGGGATTCAAGATGCCAGCCATCGCGGTATCAGGGCGGCTGCGCACACCGCCGTTTCAGTTGCAGGCCGGTGTCACGTCGATCAGCAGTTACGTCCGCATGGTGTTTGACGCGAGCGGTGGATCCGCGAGCGGTGACGTGTATTTCTCCGATTTCCAGATGCGGCCCGTCGTTTAATCCGGGCAATCTCAGCAAGCCGCCTTAGGGCGGCTTTTTTTGTTTACGACCATGACCGACGTTACGCAAATCCACGAAGAGAAAGAGACGTTGACCGTCGCGGTCAACATTCCGGGCCATGAGCCGCGCAAGACGACGGCGCTGTTCGAGCGCACGCGCAAGGTTCTGCTCGCGCGCGAGGGTGGCCGCTGCTTCATCTGCAACGCAACGGCGGAGGAGAGCGGGCATCCGCTCGAGGCGCATCACCATCCGATCGAGCGCTCTTTCGCCGAAATGATCGACTGGGAGCGCTTCAAGGTCGACGCGCAAGCCGGCGTGTGGGGCGAAGCCATCAAGGCGTTCGACTGGGACAGCTTCACAGATTGGACGCAGTTCGTCGACGACATGACCGTCAACGGAATGTTGCTCTGCAAGGTGCACCACATCGGAAAGGACGAGGGCATGCATGCACTCCCGTTTCCGATCTGGATCGCGCAGAAGTACGGGAAGGAGGGCTATCAGTTCTCGACCGTCGAAATCATCCACCACGCAACGTAGGAGCATTCATGAATAAGGCAATCATCAGCGGCGGCTTGACGGTATCGGCTGCCGACATCATCCCGACTGTCGACTGGGCAATGAACGGCTTTCACGGCGGACCGCCGGCGAATCTGTCGGGACTCATCGCTGGCGCCGTCGTCATGGCCATTCACGCGGGCTACAACTGGTTCGCGAGCCGCAACGCCACTCCGCAATCTCCCGCGCAGTAATCCCGCCTCGCCGCGTCCGCGGCAAACCGGAAGGAAACCCCCATGAAACATCTGCATGCCTTTTTGGCAGGCGTAGTCCTGCTCGCGCTCGGCGCATGTTCGACCGCTCAGCAAGCCCAGGTGGCCGCGGTCGCAACGACCATCAACGGCCAGGTTGCGAAAGCCTGCTCCGTATTCGAGCCGGTATCGACTGACGTCGTGGCGCTCTATGCGCTGAATCCCAAGGTCGATGCCGCGATTGACGGCGTGAAAGCGCTTTGCGTGGCCAACGCCGCAATCGATCCGACGTCGGTGCGCACGCTGTCCGAAACGACGCTGCCAGCGGCCATCAAAGCACTCGCGTCGATTCCCGGCCTGACGGCTGCACAGATCCAGCAAGTGGGGGGCGTCCTGACGCTGATCAATGCGACGCTCGCGCTCGGACTGCAGGTCTATGCGATTCCGACTGCGGGCGCGACCCCTGCGGCCGCATCGAGGCCGCTCACGGGCGCGCCACTGCAATGAAGCTCGAAGAACTGAAGCGCGCCGACGGTGTGCGCACCGTGATGTTCGAGTGCCCGGGATGCGACATGATGCATCAGGTCAATGTCGCGGGACCGGGGCGCCCGATGTGGACATGGAACGGCAGCATGGAGCGTCCAACATTCTCGCCATCCGTCCTCGTCACCTATGACCACATGAGCGAGGTGGGCCGTGAGCGCTCCAAGGCTTTCCACGAGCAGCACGGTCGCTATCCGACGCATGAGGAAAACCCATACGACGTGCACGACGTCTGCCATTCATTTGTGACTGATGGGCGTATCCAGTTCCTCGGCGACTGCACACACAAACTCGCCGGTCAGACAGTCGATCTTCCGGAGATCCAGCCGTGAGCGCGTTCCTGACTGAATTGAGGGTCGAGAACGCGACCGACCTTGATGACGGGAAATGGCGCTTGACTGCGCCATTGGTCTATCAGTCGGATGTTGCCGGCATGACATTTACCGCGCCTGCTGGCATGGTCACTGATTTCGCCTCAGTGCCGCGGGCACCGCTGGCCTACATGCTGTTTGGAGATCGGGCTAGCGAAGCGTCCGTGATCCATGACTATCTGTACGGTTCTCACCTTGTTCCGCGTGCCATGGCTGACGCTGTGCTGCGCGAAGCATCGGCTGTGACCGGCGTCTCCTGGTTCGCCCGCAATTCGATGTGGCTAGGCGTGCGACTGTTCGGCGGATCGCATTGGAACGCCCCCGCAACCGCTTGACCTGCTGTATCCCGTCCGAAGCAACGCTACACGCTTCGGACGCACCCCTCTTAGCCAGCCTTGTGCTGCGCTTCTTTGACATCTTCCCATCCCCGCTCGCGCAACAACTCCGTTGCCTCCGGCGTCAGTTTGTAATGAAATACGCCGTTCTCGATCTTGACCGATTCGACCCATTGAATAGGGTCGCGCGGCGGCCAGACTTCGATGACCTTCTCCAGCATCGCCTGCATTGTTTCTTCGTTGTATGCGGCTCCGTTGAAACTCAGAAGGCCCTCGAGGAGGGCTGCGCGGACCTTATCGCGGTATTCGGCTTCAGTCACGCTCCCTCCGATTGATTCGCCCGCATAGCATCGCGGACGTGGTTCTGATGGGTTCCGCACGGTGAGGCGGTGGCATCTGATCGCCCTGGCCACTGATCTTTGGTAGGCCAGCGTCCCGTTGCCGAGTAATACATTGTCGACCATATCAACCAGCGCGTATCGTCTAATGACCTAGGTTCGTCCATCCTGCCTCCTGTAGCGCGCCCACTTCTTCAAATACCCATCGCCCCTCGCCAAGACAAGGCGTCGTCTTGCCGACGATCCGAACGATGCGCGTCTTGTCGAAATGCCATCCTAGCGCGATCAGGTCACCAAACTTCGCGCCATCGTTGAAATGCGGATAGGCGAAATAGACAGTGTTGCGCCCTCGGTCAACCCATCCGTCGTCTGGGTGGGCGGCTTTGATTCCGTGCTCTCGCAGGCCCCGAATCCACTGCTCCTCGGAAATCTCCGCTTCACGAACAACGTCGCGCCATGTAGACGCAAAGTCGGAATTGCCTCGGCATAGGCCATACATTTCGCTGTAGCTCATCTCATCTCCTTGCCCGCCATTCGGCAGCGCGTCACTTTCCAATCCCAAAAAACTCTGCCGCCCGCTGGTCTTCCTCGGTCGTGGTCCCGAAAAACCTCACCGCCGCAGCGGCGCTCTTGACCTCCACGACGAGAGTCCCCATGATCCGCGCCATGCGGAAGTCTGGCCGCTTCGCGCGTCGCTTGATGTGACGAATCTTCATCGCCTCTCCTATTTCCTGCCCCAGCCTAATGCGGCAGGCCGCCCATACCCACTGTACTTGATCTTAAGCCAGTCTTTTGATCTGCCACGCTGGTATGTCGACTCCATCCGCTTGGCGATCATCCCTTCAAGGCCCAACTCTTTGACGTGCTCAAAGACGAGCTTTCCTTCGTCCTCAATCCCGCTCGCGTAGATCAGCGTGTTCGAATTGTCGAACGATTTGCGAAGATGGAGTTTGCGTTCCATGAGCGGCAGCGCGCGAATGTCGGCGCCGTCAATCGATAGCGCATCGAATACATAGAGCCGGGCCGGATCAGACTTCGCCGCAGCGCGGACATTCTTCGGCGTTTTCGTGACGGCGCGCTGGCGAAGTCGTTCAAACGATGAGCGGCCAGTGTCGTCGTCGACCGTCAACTCGGCGTCCCACACAAAGTCGCCGGGCACATTTTCGACCGCCTGCACGACCTCAGGAAAAGATCCGTTGAACAGGTTGCCATTGCGGCTCCAAAGTTCGACGCGCTCTCCGGCCTTGATGGCCAGACATCTGAACCCGTCGTACTTGAGCTCGAACGGCCAGTCAGGATCAGAGAACGGTCGGCCATGGAGCGTGGCGAGCATCAAATCCGACGCGTCAATCACGGTAGCGAGACGTCCATGCCCATGCAAGCGCAAGCTTGGCCCACGCATCATCTTTCGGGCAGCCGGTCACGTCACACAGATGGTCAAAGTCCTCGTCAAGGGTATGCCCGTGCTCGTTCCGCTTGGTCCGGTCGGGCAGGACGACTTCCAGAATCGCTTCAGGGTTGCGGTACTCGAACAT